ATGCCAAACTCTGATCTGCTCCCTTCCCTGCTGTTCAAGATCAACGAAAACCAGCTGGCCCTCGAGGCCGCCATCATGGAGCTTTCCAACTGGGTCGAGCAGCGCGGATCGGCCGACGTCGCCGACAACGTGCGCGCCGCCCTAGAAGCCATCGACAAGAATGAAGAGTTCATCAAAATGACGCTCGCGGTGATGATGACGCCTGAGTGAAAAGCTTTACATTCCGGCACCAGCATTCGCCATAACGCAGATCCGCATGCCGATCAGTCTATCGACTAATCTCATGATTTATTCTGGACGAGACGGTTAGCTCACGAGTAGTGAAACAAGCTAGTATTCGTACAAAAAAAAATAGAAATATTTACGCAAACAACTACAGGTCTATCATGGAAAAGAAAATTCAAGCATTTATCAGCTCAACTTTCGCTGACTTAAAAGAAGAACGAAAGATTGTCCTAGACATGCTTTTACAGAACGGAATCATTCCGGCCGGAATGGAAAATTTTCCCGCATCTCAACTACAACAGCTGGACTTCATAAAACCGGTTATTGATGCAAGCGACATCTACATATTAGTAATAGGGGCAAGATACGGAAGCTTATCACCTTCCGGCGCAAGCTATACAGAAGAAGAATACAACTACGCAGTAAGCCAGGACAAAATAATACTCTCCTTCATTCACAGCAATCCAGATTCAATACCTTACGGAAAATCTGAGACCGAGGCAGAAAAAAGAGAGCTACTAAATAAATTTAGAACTAGGGTAATGAGTTCAACTTTGTGCAAACTATGGGAAAATTCGTATGAGCTGAGTTTAGGTATTTCCGCAGCGATTCATCAAGCCAAGTCTAACCCCAGCATCCTTGGCTGGGTTAGGGGAAATTCCGAGCTCACCATAGAGGGTCAGATGCTATTGAAACAAGCTCGAATGAAAGAATTTGATCTAACAAGTCAAATTGAAAGAGCTCGAGATCAATATCAAAAATTAGAATCCTTAGTTTTATCCCAGTATAATGACGCGACAAAAGCTGCTACTCCCGCTGAATTTGACGCATGGGAAGCCGGAGCAATTATACAAGGCCAGCCTCAAAAATTAATCGACCATACTCCACACTTAGGAGAAATCAGAATTGCTCACAAAGACTTTATCCTCCCAACACTATTTGGAGCGAGAGCAGTAACCATTATTATCCCATCAAATATTAAAGTATACAAAACAGACATGGGGCATTCCACTCTACTACATATGAGTGAATTCAGAGTTGAAGGCAATATCGCTGAAATGTATTCCCAACGTCGAGTAGAATAGTTTCAGTCCCAATTATTATCATCTGAACTCGACTCGCTTAATCTTTTAATCGAAGTATAGGACTGCTCGCATGTCAATCCCCGGGTTCTGGCCTGGTCAGCAACTGCAGCCAGGTCGCCCGCTCGCTGGTCAGCGCGCTTGAGCACGTCGGCAAGCACAGCGGCGTCGCGGGCAGTTGCCTGGCTTGCGGCGGTAGTACAGGAATGGCCGCTGGCTTCACTCGCTGCGAGGCGACGGGCAAGGTTGTCGGCGGCGAGCTGCACGCCGTCAGCAGTAGCGCGAGCGGCAGCAGCATCAGCCGTTGCTTGATCGATGATGCGTTGGCCATCTTGAACCGCCTTGTTGATTGAATGTTGGTATGCCTGCTCTTTGGTGCGCTCGGCGGCTTCGTTGAGTGCCATCGCCTCTGCGTCCCGGGTGTCACGGGCATTCCACTCCGATTCCCACTTTTCATCCGTGACAGTCACGCCATGGTGGTAAGCGCCAAACAGCGCGCCGGCTACAAGAGCCAGCGCTGCGATATAAGGAAGGACTCGCAGCCAGGTCGATTTCATGGCACATCCTTGAAGAACACATGGTGACCGAGCACCAGCGTCTGCTTGGCACCTTTCACCCAGGCCGGTGCCTTGGGCATGGTGGTCGCGTAGTAATGGGTCGACCCGCCGGTGGGATCCGGCACCTTGTCGTCGATCACCTGGTCAGCGGCGATCCGCGCCTGCGCCAGCTCGCGGAATGGAATCTGTCTCGCGCCACTCAGGTAAGCGAAGTTCGGGTCGTTCCGGTTCCAGCAGCTGAACTGGTAGGGCTTCTGGCAAACGCCGGCATAGCCCTCCCCCCACCACGACTTGTCCTTGCCGTCGTTCACTCGGTTTCGGATGGCCCAGGCCACGGCGATCTGGCCGGCCAGGGATTCGCCGCGGGCCTCACCCCATAACGTGCGGGCGAGGATGTCGCGGTCTTTCTCGGATACAGGCATCACTTTTCTCCGGGCAAAAAAAATCCCGCTCGATGGCGGGCCTTGGATTGCGCTGAGCGCTTAGGCTTCGTTGATCTCGGACGCTTCGGCACTCACCGGCAACGGGTACCGGGCTTTGATGGCAGCCACTGAGGCAAGCCACTCGGTGTAGTCAGGCTCCAGGCCTTGAGAAAGGGCGTCATAGTCAGCCTCCAACCGCAGCGGATCTGACTCGGAAAGGTAGGCGGTCCGGCGCGCATTGAGCGCAGCTTCCAGCTCTGCATTCTTGCGCTCCTCCAGCTGCTGTTCGGCGGTGATCATTTGGCTAAAGTCGATGTTCATTCTGGAAGCCTCACTTCGCCATCGGGTGGATTAACAATGTCGCTGGGGAAGCGAACCGCCAAACTTGAATCCGCGTCGCAAGGGATTCCCAGGGCGATAATGAGGTCACCATTGCGACGGGTCACATCACCCACCACATGCTGGCAGTGAACGGCCGACCAGGGCAGAACCGCCCCCTCAGGCAGTTGCCGAAAGTCGAACAACTCGCCGTTGATGATCAGCACATCGCCGGATTTTTGAACTGAAAGCGGCAGCCGGCCGCCCTGCGGTGAAAGCTTGATGATCATCAGAACCACCTTCCTACTGCTAAATACCGGCCATTGGCGATTGTTTGAGCGGTCGGACCATTGCGGTAAACCGCTTTGGCAGACCAGTTGGCCTTTGAGTTATCTGTGGTGTAGCCATACACATCAAGACTTGATTGAGGTGTACCAAAGGCTTGAAAGGTGTACGCGGTGTCGACAAACAGAACCGGGAACACGCCCAGCGGCGAAACAGTTGCAATGGCGCCGGCGGCAACTGCGAAGTCAGCAATGGGCCCGGTACAAATCAGCCGGCCATCTGCAAATTTCGTGGCCTCACCGTTCGCATTCACCACCTTTTCAAAAATGGCGCCGGAAGGTACGCCGCCGCCTTGCGAGACGGTTCCGAGAATGGCCGCGACAGCAGCGGCGCCAAGACCCAAGCCGGCACGGGCCAAAGCCTGGGTACTGCCCCCCGTCCCGCCTTTTGCCACGGGCACCACGTTTTCGACAGAGACCGATCCGAGCCCGGCCAACGTGGCGCCCCATTGGGCGAGCAATTGTCGTAGGAGGTCGGCGTTCTCTTTCACGTACCCCTGAACCGGCACCACGGCATACGTCCCACCAGCGGCGGTAGCCCCCTGATAGGCGGGGAGAATCGAAAGCACGGTAGCGCTGGCAATGTTCGAGACTTCGTACCAGCGACCATCCGGGCCTTGAAAAGCATCGCCTACGCGAGCGTTGGCGGCGAAGGCCGTACCGGTGCCGGTCACGGTGGTGCTGCCGCTGGTGACGGCGACTGTTCCTGATTTGTACCAGGGCATGGCTGTTCCTTATCCGAAGGGGAATGGTAAGTTGGCAGTAGTGATGTAAAGCGCTACCGGATAGCGGTCGGTTGCGATATTGAAAAAGGAGGCATACAGCGACCACCCTTGGTTGTTAGGAGATGACTGAGTAGTTGACGCTGACGCCCCCATCATGAAAGAGATTCCGCCCACCCTGCCGTAGGCACCCTCAAGAACGGAGTAGACCAAGAAGGTGCCGGTACCACCCGACATGAAGTCGCCAATACCGCCACCACGGGACCACGGTAGATAGACTGCGTATTCAACTCCCGCCGTGAGCGGGATATCGATATACGAGTCCACCTGACCAACGTAAGTGATGCCCCCGCTGTTATAGAAGGCTTGGCGTACCCTGTTAGAGCCACCTGCGTAACAAGTTTCGTACCTTCCGTACCTGTCCAAGTTACCCGGTACGGGTGCCTGGTATGACCCTGCAATATTCAAGGGCGGTTGCAGTGAATTGAACGTGATCCTGCCCGCTGAATTGAAAGTCTTCAGGTAGGGTGAACCGGCAATGTTGTCAGACATCAGGTCAAAACAGTAATACTTGGTATTCGCGTCCGCGTTCGAGTAGAAGAAGGTGATTGAATTACCGGAAACTGACGACCCGTTTAATGTACCCGACCCCACAATGAACACGATGGGTGAAATGGCGTTAGTTACTGTGAATCCCCACAGTCCGTCTGCAAAACTCAGTGACGTTTGGGTATTTGATGGAAACCAGCTGGCCCCATCCGATGGATCTAGCTGTGCCGACCTCAAGGTTCTACGAGTCCACGCCTGCTGATACGTCATGTACCCGCTTTTAACCAACCCATACGTGATATTGTTGGTATCAAACAGCAAACTTCCATCAGCCTTATTAACAACTAACTGTGGCATCAGTAGTATCCGTAGTAGATTCGCGCGTTGGCTGAAAAAAAACCCCAGCCGTTTGTTGGGTAACTGTATGCCCATGTCAGGGTGTTGGCCGACAGAGTCACACCCGGCAACTTTCCTGTGCTCCCAACATTCACAAGGGGTACGACTATTAAAAATCTAGTTTTGCCAGCCGGCAGGGCTGGAACGGTAATTCCACCATTCACAGCCCCGGTAACGACTGACCCCATTGTTTGGCTGATGTTCATGGTCATATCAACCATTACTTTCCCAGCCGAGTTTTTGATTATTAAACCTGTCACTGCGTTAGCCCTTACAAGGTTAGATCGATACCTAACACCCCGTTAGCGTGGTAAAACTTCAACGCAGTTGGCGCAAGTTGCATCCTGCCGTTAGCGTTTGCACCGTTCATTTCAAAGCCCCCACTCTTGTTGATGGCCCAACCTTGCACACCAAACTGGTAGTTGTCAGATTGAATGTAAGAACCAATCTTGGCGTTGGTGATGGAGCCGTCTTCAAGGAATGCCGACCGCATGAACACTTGCCCGCCGGTAACAGCAAACGGAGAGGACAACGTGCCGTTGATGCCGTTAACCACGGCGAAAAGATCGGCATTCACCAGGAACTTGCTTTGCAATCCCGCCGGGCCGTTCTCAATGCCCAGGCCGATGCCTGCCGCCACGTACTGCCCTTGGCTGTTCAGCTGCATTTTGACCGACCACATCGTGCTGGCCTTGCCGTCGAGCGCTACCACCGCCTGACTGACTGTCTGCACGGCTGCGTTCGTGCTGCCGATAGACACTTCCAACTGTTCCGAGCGCCGTGCCTGGGCTGTGTCACCGTCAGCCCTGACGCGGGTTTCCTCGGCAAACTTCGCCGTAGATGCCCATGCCCCCAACGCTCCAGCCAGGTCACCTTCAGCGTCGTCATCCCGTCCGGCCGTGTATACGGCCTCGACGGTTGTCCGCATCGAAGCCACCGCCGCATCGGTATTCACCTGAGCGTCCTGTACGTCCTGGATCTTCGCCGTGCTGCCGCCGACCTCTAATTCAATCGTGTTGATCCTTCGCCCCAGCGCGTCATCAGCTCCTACGCGGGCCTCGGATTCAGTGCCGATGTCTGCGGTATTCTTGCCGACCGATGCACTCAACAGATCCAGGCGGCTCGCTGTTGCAGAGCGGTCGGTGGCCTGCACCGTCTCCAGGGTGCGAATTCCGGCTTGGTTGCCTGCAACCTGCGCATCGAGAGTGGTCAGGCGGATGGCCGTTGCCTCGCTTTCCGTAGCGCGGGTTCGCACTTCCTCCGCAAACTTCGCGGCGCTATCCCACTCATTCAGGGCCCCGGCCAAGTCCCCTTCCCCATCATCAGCGCGGTACGATGCCTGCAGCGATTGCAGGGATGTCGACGTAGCCGTGACCTTGCCGTCCACCGTTTCGATGTCGGTCGTGTTTTTTTCAATCTGCACAGCCTGGGCGTTGACCGTCGACACGATGCCGCCAATGTCGAGCCAGTAGGTCGAATTAGGCGGGGCGTTGCCCCCGCCAGCGTTAGCGGGCACGGCCTGAATGGCGGTGTACAGGCGCTGTCCTTTGCGCACGTTGTCGCTCTTCAGGTAGCTTTTCGCCGGAACGTATTCCAGGGCGTCTGTGATTAGGTCGATCCGGTCGTTAAGCGCATCCTTGGCTGCTTCAATTCGACCATTGACAGACTCGGGTCCGTCGCCGGAGATCTTGTCGATTTCGCCCAGCAGATGCTCGCCAAGCTCGGACTCGGTGATCTGGCCGGCGATCATGTCCAGGATCGGGCCAGCTTCAGAACTGGCCTGCCCCATCACGCCGTTTACCAATGGATAGAACGGACCGATGTTGCCGATCCGATCTACCAGGCGCGCCCAGAAGAAGAATGTGGTGCCCGCCAGCAGGCTCTGCATCGAGTAATCGCTTTGCGGGTACGCCAAGTCTGCCAGCTTGGTTGCAGCTCCCAGGTTATTGGCCGGCCCATACCAGAGCTCCGTGCGCTGGGTGTCTTCGGCGCCAGCCGGGAAGCCCCACTTTAGGCGAATGCCAAAAAGCAGCGCTGTCGCGGTCAGGGATGACACCGCCGGTGGCAAACCTGCTTTGCCCTTGAGGTTGGTCAGGATCGAGTTGCGCCATATCGACGAGATGTCGAAAGAACTCACCGCGCGGACGCGGGCCACATAGGCGCCAGCATAGATACCGGTAACGTCGACGCTGGTCAGCCCGGTGCGTTGCACTTTGATCCAGTTTCCGCTGTCCTTGCGCCACTCCACGTCATAGCCGACCGCGCCGGGCACTGCCGGCCAGGTGATCGTCATGGTGGCGACGGCAATGCCCTGGGAGATTACTGAGCTTGCGGCCAGGGTGACGCTGGTCGGCGCCGGTACCACGGTGATCGGAATCACGCTGATCGGCCGCTCTTCGAGGCGAGCACCGGTATCGATATGCGCAAACTTGCTCGGGTCGTACTGAACGGCCGAGATTTCAAACACGCCAGGTTCCGGTCGCGACACAGCAGTCACCCGGTAAAGCGGCACAGCCAGGTCGTCAGCATCTAGCGCCCAGACAAGTTCGCGCTCCGGCACCGCAGAATACGCAACGGTGACTGTCACCACACGGCCCACCACGGACTGAACGGTACGCCCTTCGCATTTGCCGTTGGGTAGGTTCAGGATCAGTCGGTCGCCGGCCTTGGCTTGAGTGTCGCGGTCCAGGGTGATTGCGCGGCCAGCAACGGCCGAGATTCGCCCACCAATCGCACGCCCTGCCAGCAGTTCGTCGGCCACGGGAATGATGTAGCCAGGCAGAGGGATACGACCATCCAGGCCCACTCTGAAAGAGATCCCGCGATCCTTGGAGTTGGTCAGCAATGCCCACTTGCCGCGGCGCTGCGCCTCCGATTCCCGGGTGCAGCCGATTGCGCTGATCTCCAGTGGATTGTCGCCGTACCGGCGCTGGAGTTTCGGATCGGTCACCGAAGTGACGTCGGTGTCGTAGTTGTTCGCCGGGTTGTCGTAGCTAATCAGGGCTCGGCTGTACCGGGTCCGCTCCGATGCGCTCGAATAGGTGAATTTGCCGTCAATGACGTTCGCCCGGGTGTAGGCAAAGTCGAAGTCGGTGGCGCGCGGCATGTCGGACAGGCTGAACAGTTGCCCCTGTGCCCAGTAGGTCATGCCTCGGTAAATCGCCGAGATGTCGCGCAGCAGCGACCAGGCGTCAGCCTTGCCCTGCAGATTGAGGTTGCAGATGAAGCGCGGCTCTTGCCCGCCCTTTCCGTCCGGCACCAGTTGATCGCAATACTGGGCGATCCGGTACAGCTCCCACTTGTCGACCATCCATGGTTTGATCCGGCGACCCAGGCCAAAACGGTCGGAAGTAGTGATGTCGTAGGTCATCCAGGCTGCATTATCCGTCCACGCCTGCTTGAAAGTGCCGTCCCAGATGCCGGTGTAAGACCGGGTTTCCGGGCTGTAATTGCTCGGCACCGACATCTTCTTCAGCTCGGTGTCGACAGTGACCGCCGGAATACTGCGGAACTGCTCGGCGGAAAATTCGATGTAAAGCAGCGCGGTGTTTGGGTACCGAAGCTTGGCGTCGATGACTTCGGTGAAGCCGGCGATCTGCATGGTGTCGGCGATTTTGTTGTTGTTCTGGTTGGGCGTGATGCGAGTGACACGCATCAGCCAGCCACCGGTTGCTGCCGGCAAATCGATACGGCGTGTGCGTTCATAGGTGCTGGTGGTTTTGCCGTCCACAGCTTCGCTCAGCACTTGCTGATAGGCGCCGCCGTCGGTGGCCAGTTCAACTTTGTACTCAATCCGGTAACCGTTCACGTTGCCGCTGGCATCGACCGATTGCAGGGCTGGCCACGCAAAGCGCAGGCGAATAGCCGACAACTCGGTATTGCTGATAGCTCGCACATAAGGCGTGCCGCTGCGCAGCTCAATGCCCAGAGCAGTTTCGTTCTCTACCGACGGAATGCCTTGGATGTAGCCTTGCTCAATGGAGCCGTTGCGGTACTCCCACTTCACATTCGGGAAGTTCATGTTGCCTTGGGGATCTTGCAGCGGAGTGTTGTCCAAGTAGATGTCCTGAGCAGTCGGATTGCCGGCGAACTCGCCCTCGCCCATGGCGATCAGGATCTTGGCCATGGCCACCGAGCGCAGGCTATCCGGCGCCTCGGTCGGCGTCTTCGGTTTATCCGATCCGCCCTTGGCGCCGAATATTTCAACCTGCTGTGCTGCGCCCATGCGTTCCTCCAGGCAATAAAAAACCGCCTCATGGGCGGCTGTGGTGTTCGATGGTTGGCTACATCTGGTCTTCGGCGTAAATCGCGGCGCTAATGATTGCTCCGCCTACCCGGCGCTTGCCATAACAGAGCGGAACAGGGTTGCCAGACGCGGTGGTGTTCTTCGCGCTGCCGAACGCATAGCCTGGGGTGTTCTCGGGCGCGGCGCTGGTCTTCAGACCTTTCGCTTGCGGGCTGAGCATCTGGATTACCCCGCCAGCGACCATTGCGATACCGGCATTCACGAGAAGAGGACCAAACATTGGAAATGCAGGGGTCAAGAGCACCCCGGCAACGATAAGCACAGCGCCGACGATAGTGTTCACAACGCCATCACGCTTACTGCCGACGATGATAGGTGCGATTCGTATATCGCCGTCGCCTCCAAAACTTAGCTCGTCCTCTCTGATGTTGGTCTTCCCACGGAAAACAGCGAATTCAATGCCTCGCGATTTCGCATTTGATAGGAATCGCTCAAAGCCTGGAATCTGTACGCATAGAGCCTTGATAGCTTCGGCCGGCGAGCGAACAGATAGCCTGAATTCTCGGCCGAACTGCCTCAAGGCGCCGTAAAGCTTGATAGTTGTCAGGGGCTGGTAAGTGACGCTGAGTGCCGACATGACTTTTCTCCGGGCAATAAAAAACCGTCCGGAGACGGTTTGTTTTGGGTGCTTCGATTCAAATACAGGCGATTACTGGCTTCTTCCAGGTATCAGTTCCAAACTTTGTGGCTGGAAAGTAGGCTTTAATGCTCGACCCTTCCGTTGACCGTTCAATGTTGGCAAGGGAAACCACGCCATAATAGGTGGCTGAAGCTGCGATCTTGTAGCCCTGCTCAGTTTCAACTGAGGTTGTTGCTGGATTTATCGCAAGCCACTTTGGGCCGAGGCATCGAGCATACTCTTGCGGCGTTTTACTCGTTTTCACTTGAAGGTCTGGGGCGTCACTCTCCCGACCTTGGATAGAGCATCCCGCCAACAGCACCACCGCCAACGCTCCTACGATCAATTTCATGCAGGTCACTCCTGTGGAAATGCGGGCAATGTAGCACTGGGCGCCAGAAACAAAAAAGCCCAGCGGCTGGGCTGGGCTCATCGTGGTGCTCTAATTCTATTTTCGATAGGAACGCCGAAAAATCGCTTTTCCGTCATAACGCTCGCAAAATTTTCGAGACGCCCAAGCACACAGCAGAAAGATGGCACTGAAGACGACAAACAGAAACGTGGAGTTAGCCCAGATGTAGTTTTGGGCCAGATCGGTTACCCACCCTCCAGCGATAAAACAGAGAATGAGGAGGAAAAATGCAACGCCTCGAGGTGTGCCATAACTCACTTCAGCGTGACAACCTCTGCAGACTTGAGCGCCCCATGGGACATTGTTCATACAGTGGGGACAGGTCACAGTGTGATTGATTGTCACTACTTCATTCCTTTGATTGGTACGGAGCAGCTACTCCGCCGGTAATGGATCAGAGGATATCGGCACCGTCCAAAAAATATTTAGCTCATTCTTGCCTGTACGAATCGCCAGTAACGCCCCGCCATCCTCCGTAGTAGCCTCCTGCCCTTACGCAACGGATTTCCCAGTCCTTTGCCTGCAAGCCCAAGGACTGGGATTGCGCCAATTTCGGCGCGGAAAAAGCAAGGAACGTAAAGATGAGCAATGACGAATATGCGCAGAGCAAAAAGGACTGGATCTACACATGGGGTGTAGTCCGTGACGAGCCCAACATAATGGTAGGAGCATTCCCAACCAAAGCTGCTGCAGAGGCTAGAGCGCGGACCATGGGCGAAGATTACAAGGTCAGCTACATCTTCCACCTACCAGGTACTGATGAATTCATCAGAGAGGAAGAGCCGCGCACCTGATCCTTGAGGTCAGATCGCTGTAAATGTGATCTGACCGACCTCTGTAAGAAGCGCAGCATCCAGCCCAGGCTTACCTTCGTACTCCCGGCGATAAATACTTTCACCAGGACCAACCTTGCCAGAGAGCCTGACTCGATCGATTTCGACTTCGCCATCAAGGATAGCGATTTCCGCGATTCCGCCTGCGATTACTGCTTCGTTGATCGTGAACAGGTTTTGTATAGTTAGCTCGTAGCTTTGTCGCATATCAGTCTCCCACGGCCCAGCCGCATCATGTTGTTGGTTTTGCATTCTTGTGCCTGAGGATCAGGCGTGTCCGGTCAAGCCAAGGCCCACCGAAAACCATGATCTCGCTCGGGCGACCGTATAGGTGGTGCAACAGGAAGGGGCCAGGCCCGAAGGTATTCGCCTCTTCACCTGGCAGGGTTGGATCGGTGCCGAGGTATATCCCAGCGTGGTTCGGGTGAGCCGTTCGGCCTACCGTCATGACGATCATGTCGCCGCGCTGCGGCTGGTCGACGCGGACAAAGCCGGCGGCCTCGTAGTTCGCTTCATACAGGCTGACAGCGTCGACGCTTTCCCACCAACCGTCCTCGCGCTTAAAGGCCTCGAACTCTAGGCCCAATTCGCGTTTGTACCAGTCGGCGCACACCTGCCAGCAGTCCCACGCGCCGTGCACAAATGGCCGATTGAGCAGCGGCGTGCTGCCGGTCGGAGTGATGCTGCGCAGATCACCTTCCGGCCAGCTCAGGATGTGCCAAGGCAAAGCTGTCGCCTCACACATGGCGAGGTCGTGCGGTGACGGCCTGCTTGTAGCGTCCGGGTGCGAATGAACCACGCCGATCACTTCACCGATATCCTCGGCCGCAGCGTATTCCTCGGGATCGATCCGAAACTCTTCGTTCGGTTCGGTGGAGACGTTGCGGCACGGGTAGTACTTCTGTTTGCGTCCGACCGCCAGCAGCAGCCCGCAGCACTCTTTTGGGTACTCGGCAGCGGCGTGCGCTTGGATCGTGCTCAAAATGTGCTTGCGCATGGTCAGCTCCGGGCGATCAGTGAAACAGCTGGAAAACCGCCGTGGGGAAGTTCGTTGTTGTCACCGAAGCGCAACTTGCAGGACTTGAGCCCGCCCTTGCACTGGTCCTTGCTCGGGTCGTCGGTCGGGTTGTCGTCATCGTCGAACATGGCACCACCGGTGTAACCGCAATTCGGACCGCGGTATCCACCGGTCATGGCCCAGTGGCAAAAGGTGGTCATCTGGCGCCCGGGCAGCCCGTGATTGTCGATCTCGCCCGGGGATGACAGCTCCCACTGCACGACCTCACCGTCCTCGCCGGTCTTCTGATCGATGTACCAGATCTCCAGCGCTTCTTGCGTCGAGTCAGCTGTCGGGTTGCCATTGGGGAAATTCGCCGCGTCAAGGTACTGGGCCATGGTCTCGCGCACGGTCAGCTGAAACTTCAGCAGGTCGTCGAAGGCCAGGCACAGCGCCGTGATTCGTCCGTTGACGTTGCCAGCGCTGAACACGGGTCGCGTTGCGCTGCCGTTACTGTCCGCGCCTATGCCTTCAATCTGCACCGGCCAGGCCGCGTACTCGTTGCCCTGCCACCAGATTGACTTAGCCGGTAGTTCGTCAACCGAGCCCTCGTAGGCCTGCAGCTCGGCGGGTGTGTGCGGGATGGCGTGACCGTGGAAGCGCAGCACGTCCGCGCCGTATTCCGTGCCGTCAAGCTCAAACAGCCGCACTTCCCCGCCGGGCTCCAGCTTCTGGATGTCCGTTATCAATGCCATGCGGCAGTTCCTTATGGGTGAAAGGTTTGTTCGAGGGTGACCGTCAGGGTGTAAACGTCTCCGCCTTTATGCGCAGGCTTATAGCCGTTGCATTTGTAGAGGCCGAGTTCGCCGAGCGGTGGCGTCCACAGGAAGGCTTTCGCCCCCGCGTGGCGGTCGAGGAAGGCGATAATCTCTTTGATCGTCGCGGCCTTGCCGGTGTAGCTGAACGGCCAGGACTGCGACTTGTTGTTGATGCCGTCCGATACCGTCTGGCTGTAGCCGTCGGCAAACTGCTTGGAGCGCACCCGCTGACTGATTTCCCCCTCGGCACCCTTTTCGATCTGCCAGGTGAATCGCTCAATTGCCATATATCACCCTTTGATTGCTCTGGTAATGCTGCCGCCCTGGCCAAGATCCTTGCGCAGCAGCTGTCGATATTTCTGCTCGACGAAGTCGCCAAGCTCTTTGCCGAACTGCTGATACGACGGATCGCTGGACGTTGCGCTGGTGCTGCCATCGCTGGCGACGTTCACTTGCACGCTGATTTGCGTAGCCCCGCCACCGCTCATGGCTTGGATGCCAGCCCCTCCGCCAGAAGTCAGCGGCGTGACGCTGCCACCGTTCGCACCAGTCATGAGGAAGGACCGGCCGCCCTCGTTGTACAGCTCGGGCCCCAGCTCGTTGACTTCGTATAGCGAGTTCGCCGCGACCGGGCCGCCAGCTGCTCGATACCCCGAAAAGTCGACGTTTGTGTATCCAGCCTGCGAGGCACCAAGATTCGACGAGGTAGCGCCGGCAGAACCAGCAGGCAGTCCGTTGCCCGTGCCACTACCAGTGAAATAGTTGGTAGCTGCACTGACCAAGCTGCTGAGCAATGCCGAGCTCGCCTGCCGCGTGGCGATCCGCGCCATGTCGGCCAGAATCGACTTGGTGAAGTCGGCAAACGACAGCTTGCCAGTCATGGCGAAGTTGACGACTGCGTCCTCCATCGAGCTGAAGGCGTTGGTAAACAGGCTTTTCGTCTGCCCGGCCATGTCACGCGCCGATTCCAGGTAGTTCTGCCACGCCGACGATGCGCCGGCGCTCCAGTCGCCCTGGGCGGCGGTCATGTCGTCGTAATTGGCCTGCACGGTGTCGTGCAGATCCTGCTGAGTCGCTTTCAACGCCTTCAGTTTGGCGTTGTACTCGTCCAGGCTCATGCCGCGCGAGCCGTCGCCGTACTGGTTGGCCAGCTCCAGGCGCTGTTGATTGAAGCGGTCGTCGATCCCGTTCTGCTGATCAGTCAGCGCACGCTGCCGGTCACCCTGGCCGAGGCTCGATGCTGCGCGCAGGCCCTGCTGCCGAAGCGTGTCGACCTGCTGCTGCAAGGCGCTGGTGTACGTGTTGACGGCCAGCGTCTGCTTACGCAGGCGTCCCTCTTCGTTGGTAGCGATGATCGCCAGTTCGCTGTCGCTGTCCTGCTGAGCCTTGACCATAGCGGTTCGGGCGTCGGCAATTTTCTGGTCAATCTGGATGATCTGGGTACCAGTGGTGCCCTTCTTGGCCTTGGCAGCTTCGAGCGCATCGATCTCCGCCTGGTAGCCCTGGGCAACTTCGTCGGCCTGCTGCTTCAACAGGCTGATCCGCTGCTCGGTGTAACTGGCCTGGCTGATCACGCCGGCGCGTTGGGACGCTTCCAGTTCTTTGTCGGCATTTTTGTAGTAGGCCAGGGTTTCGGCCAGTGCGTTCTTCGCGTTGTTGAAACCGGTGGTGTCGACACTAACGGCCGGAGCCTTAGGGTCCTTGAACTGGTCGTTGATGTTTGCAATGTTCTTATCGATCGCCGCTTGGTTCAGCCGGGGATCCGTCGGAGCGACTTTGCGAATGTCGTCGAGCTGTTTTTTGTATTCCTTGAGTGCCTCAGCGCGCTTTTGCTCATTGCTGTATGCGGACTTGGTCAGCGCATCCACTTTGCCCATGGCGACAACTGCATCACCCTGGGCCTTTGCCTGCTCACCTTCCCATTTTGCAATGTCAGCAGCTGCAGCCTTCTGGTCCTCCAGCATGTTGAGCTGGTTGCTATAAAGCTCGACCATTTCTTTCTGGTTCTGAAACGCCCCGATATCTCCGGCCTGAGCTGAAGCCAGATTGCGCCGGGCCTGCTCGATATCAGCGTCGATATCAGGCCGTCCGATGTTCTTCAGGTTGTCCGCTGCCCGGGCGACAGCGTTGTAGCCTTTCTCCCAGAAGCTTAAGTTTTCGAGAATCCTTGGCGTGCGCTCGTTGATGGCGTCAGCGTATTGCTCCGTCGCCAGTTTGACCGCGCCAGCGTGGTCGCCCTGCTTCTCCAGCGCGGCTATCTGCGAATAGACCGACGCCGTGAGGTAGTGGTACTGCTCATTGAGGGCAGCGGATGCTTTGACAGGGTCGTCTGCCAGCTTCGAGAATTCGGCGACGGTTTCGCTGACAGCCTTGCCGGTCGCTTCCTGCATCGACACAGCAGCCTTGGTAATTCCGGTAAAGCTCTCACCGGCAATCTTCCCATTGCCAGCCAGAAGAGCTAGAACCTCAGCAGCCTGCCCAGTCGTGCCGACAGTGGCGCTCACTTGCCGCGCCATCTCCCCCAGTTGCCCAGCACTTACACCGGTGTAATTGCCGGTCAGGATCAGCGACTTGTTGTAGCTGTTCTGCTCTTCGCTGCCTTTGTAATAGGCATATGCGAGCACACCAACGGCGGCGGTGGCCAGCGCGAGTGGCCCAAGAATGGCGAGCAACCCAGCAGCGCCCTCTCCCGCCCCGGCGCCCAACTGAGCAACGGCACGAACACCGCTACCCCAGTCGCCAGACGACAGCGCATTGCCCAACTGAATAACGTTTTCCTGCGCCTGACGCGTGCCGAGATTCAGCTTGTCGAAACCGGTCGCCGTTTTTTCAAGCTTTGCGTAGTCCTTGTCGATCTTCCCCAAGGCCGAGTTGTACTGGTCCTGGCTGATTCGGCCAGCATCCAGATGCTTGCCCAGTTGCTCAACTTGGCTGTCCAGCTTGGCCATGGCCGCCCGGGCCGGTTCGATTGCACCCAGTAGGCTGTTCAGGGCCTTCTGTTCGTCCAGCGTGGACTTGGCCAGCGCTGCCTGCTGCTTGTCGAGTTGCGCGGAGATCTTGGTGAACTCAACCTCGCCATAGACGCCGGTCTTGGTCAGCTTCGCCAGGTTCTCGCGCTGCTTGGCCAGTTCCTGCGTGGTAGTCGCGCCTTTTGACAGCGACTTCTCCAGCGCCTGCATTTCGTTCATCAGGCCGACGGCGGACTGCTCAGCGCGATCGCCAGCCTTGGTCAGCTTGTCGAGATCGGTCGCAGCGTTGGCGGCATCAGCCGAATCGACCTTGATGCCGAGTTCTGCAATGTTCATCGACTCACCTTGAATAAGTGCCCGTTCTCACGGGCTGTTGTCGCGGGCTTCCGCCATAACCGTGAGGGCTTCCGATTCCATAACGCGGATATCGTGGAACACGCCGGGGCGATCCCTCGCCGGGATGCCGACGAGCTTCATCACGTTGGGAAGAACCCCGTAATCGAGGCCGGTTGCGCCGCATGCACCAGTGCGCCACTGGGTCCCCATCGCATCCATAACGAGGAAGGACAACCAGTTGTCCGGCCAGACTTCAACGGTCTCGTCGTAGTCCTCCGGCGAGAAGCCGAATAAAGCCATTTGCTCTGCCGATCCTTCGGACTCATACAGCGCACGGGCGGCGGCGGTCAGTTTCCCAAGCGGGCCTTGCCGAAGGCTTCGCTGTAGGCCTTCACCACGGCATCCGATACGCCGATGCAGCTCTTCACCAACGCGGTAATCGATTCATCGCTGAGCTTGTCGGTGAAGCCCCAGGACACGACCAGGTCCTTGATCTGGTCGACGCCCTGATCGACCTCTGCGGCGGTGACCTCAGAGAGCGTCGGCTCAGTCCCCTTGAAGCGCTCGCCGATGGCTTCCGCCCTTTCCTTCCAGGTATCGAATAATTCAGCCAAAGCCGTGCGGTCACGGTATTTGAACGTGAACGGCACCACCGCCGGCTTGCCGCCGACCTGGGGAATGGCCACATCGACGGTGAACGTCGGCTTCGGCGCTATCGAAAACTTTGGCATGGGAGCCCCTTAGGCGTTGTAGCGGGTTGGGCGGGAAGCGAACGAAAGAGTGATGGTCCGCGTCATGATGTTGTTGCGGCTCAGGGTCGGCGTCGCGGTGATCGAAACATAGGCGTAGTAGTAGATCGTTGCGCCGCCTGGAAGGTTTGCGCGGATCAGGCGCGGCTCTTTGTCTTCGTCGGCCGCTTCAACGATGGCAACGTATGCCTGGGCCGGATCATCGGCCACCGGCAACGTCATGCTGCTGGCCGATTTCGTGGTTGGCAGTTGACGGTCATCGTCGTCTTCGAGGAAGCCATAGGTGAGGAACTGCTGTTCGCCACCGTTTGCCGCTGGCTCAGTAATTTGTGCAATCTGCGTCCAACCCGAAGCCTCGCGAACCTTGCCGGCACCGGAACCAGCCGGATAATTTTTCACGCTGCTGGTATCGATACCTTCCGCTGCGAACTCACCGGTTTCCGAGTCGATAACGCGAGCCGGACGGCCGTTCAGCTTCGCCCATGCGGACTCGATGACAATCACGTCACCATCAGTCAGCCCGTGCGCAGCCGCGGTGAGCACGGCAGGCTTGGCGTTGGAAATTGCGGTGAAGGGTTTCGCGAGGCTCAACGTGGCCGCGATTTCGAAGGTGGTGCCGTTGGGAATTTTGACGCTCATGGGGTTTCCTCTTTGCAGAAATGACAAAACCCGCTCGATGGCGGGTTCCGGGTTGCCCAACGGGCTAATTCAGTTGGTGTCGGCGCGGTACAGGAACGAGACCGGCACCGTGTAGGTGGTGTCGTCCGGAATGCCGGGGCCAGGGTCGACCGGGCTCATGGTCACCACGGTCAGCGCGCCCTTGGTATTCCGCTCGTACAGCGGGAACAACGCAGCGATCTGGTCGGCCAGCGCGCCGGCCGCGCCGCGGTACTCGCCCGACGGCGTCACGATGCTGACCTGAAATACGCCGGTGTACAGCTTGTGGTCGCCGCCGAGCGTGTTGCTCGCGGTATCGGCCGGCAGTGTGAACGCCTTCAGGTAGGTGGCGCCGTCGACTGGCGTGTAGGGCTCGTTCTCGACCACTACTTTGAGCGGCACCGGCAAAGCCTTCGCCCAGTTGATCAGCTTGGCTTCGTAGATCGACGCGATGATGTTGTGACTCATACTTGGTTGTTCCTGATGGCCTCCAGCACGATCTGCTGGAAGCGGGCCACGGTGATACGAACCATGCCCCCGGGCGCCTGGGTCGAATGCCCGAACTCAAGCGGAATCGCGTACGGCAGGTTGTTGATGAGGTAGGCGGTCTGCCCGGCAGTGAAGTCGCTCACGGCCGAAACCAACGCGGCAATCGTCTCCTGGCCACCGGGGTCAACCTCGTCAAATGTGACGTTCTCGACGACATCAATCGAAAGGTGCCAGTTGGCCCGGAACCGCCCCCCGACGTACCCTTCTGGTGCAACGATATCCATCCCATCGTTCAGCTTGCGGCCCGGCTTAAGTCGGCCCGCTTTTGTCAGGTTGGTGGGATCGCTGCGAAGGTCGCTGTTGTGATCGTCGACGGCCTTGTTGTACTGGCGGGCCACGGTGTTCTGCGCCCAAATCTCCGGGTTACCCACCGGTGACATCCGGATGACGCTACTGCCGACCTCAATGATGCTCTCGCGGAGGCTGGCGTCGATGGCTTCCGTGGCCTGGGCCGCGAACTCAGCCAAGCTCAGGGCAAAGCTGCCGGACTGGCCGGAACCCGCGCGGCTCATGAGCGCACCTGCAGCTCATACAGGATCGGCGTACCGGCTGGATTGATCTCTTTCAGCGGCGGGACGATTGACCAGGTGAGACCCTGGACAATGACCTTGTTCAGCAGGCTGGGCACCCACGCCAAACCTTGCGCGGCGATCTTGAGCTTCTTATCGCCCTGCCTGATTAGGCTGTTGTTCTGGAATTCTTGGCCGGTGAAGTCGAGCAGAATGCCTTGAGCAGTCTGATCGGTGATGGTGTCAGGCGGCGCGGTTCCGGTTTCCGGGTCGTACTCGCCGACGGTGATTGCCCGGATGGTCACGGGCAGGCCGAACTCTGTGATCATCTCCAGAGCCATCACGGCCATTTCGTCGTAGAAGGTGGCCATGGTGGTCTCCAGTTCGGCTATGCTCGCACCGCGAACAGCCCTCGCTTCTGTAGATAGTCGGCAAACTGCGTGGCGCTCGGCCGATCTGGCGCCGCTGGCAGCAGTCGCCCGCTGGTGTTCGGGATCGTCGCGTACTCGCGAGTCACCGCGCCCTCAACCCGCTCCAGGGTAATGGCGCCTTTCCGCTTCTCCACCGGGTCGATGTCGTCCTGATGAATCTCGGCGGCCAGAGCCATCTGCCCATACTGGATCCGCGCCGGCAGGTAGTTGTCGGGCTTGATCTCGTAATCCAACTCAATACTGCGGCGCGGCCAGGACAGGGCCTGCTCGCTGTTGGACTTTCGCCCTTTCCATGTCATGCCATCCATTGCCAGCGCGGCCCGGCGCAGCAACGCTTCCTGTGCTGGCGCTTCCACCGGGATGGTCACGCCGAACTTCACGGCATACAGTGCCAAATCCTCGGCGGATGCATAGCTTTCGGCATCAGACTTTCCAGTGCCGTCCTCGATGATAAGTGCCATGTGTCAACTCGCTGCGTTTTTGGAGATCAGGCGCCGGTTACCCGGAGCCCGAAATATTACGCCTTGGGCAGCTCAGCAACCGCCTTTTCGAGCGATTCTACCGAAGCATTGGCGCGATAGGTGACGCCAGCCTTGTCGAGCTGGGCCTTGAGCACTGCGACCTTGTCGGTGTCGTCGTTCGACTGATCTGCCGCAGCCTTGAGGCGTTCGATTTCCACTCGCTGCGACTCGTTCTCGGTCGCCAGGTCGTTGCGCTGACTTTCAAGCAAAGTCACACCGTCGTGAATGGCCTTGAGTGCATGAAACAGTCGAATCGGCAGCTCGCCAGCGCCGGGATGCTCCAGAGGGGTGACGCCTTCGGCGGCTTCGATCATTCGTAGAACGCCATCGCGCTCGGCATTCAGGTTGCCGATCTTCTCCAGCAACTCGCCATCATCGGCCTGACTGGGCAAAACCGGTGCCGGAGAAAATACCTCTCGCAAGGTCACCTCCGGCACTCGATCAGCTTCGTCATTCCGGCTTGCGGTCACATTGGCATCGATGATGCGCAAACCATGCTCCTTGGCCAACGCTTTCACGTTTTCGTTGTACTGGTGGAATGGCCCGGGCAGATACCAGATTTTGTTGCTCATGATTACGTCCTCACCGAACCGGGCGCAGTGCCCGGCTCAGTTATCTGGGGTTACTTGGAGGCATCACCGATCAGCGCAACACCGGCGGTGTGCTTGATACTGGTTGCGGTCTTGTCCCAGTTGGTGCCGGTCGCCAGTTCGGCATCAGTCGGAGACTTGCCGCCGGCGGTGGTATCCCAGGTGTAACCCTTCAAGCCCAGACCGAAGGTGTAATCGGTCTGAACCGTGGTTTCGATACGCTCTTTGCCGTTGGTGGTGCTGACGTTCGAGATCTGGTCGCGGTTGTCATGGACAAGCGCAGCGCCGGACACGAGCGACAGGATGATTTCCTTGTTCGGCGTGCCGGCCTGCATCAGCGCCGGGGCATCGGTCACCACGCTGACCTTGCCCAGGATATCGACCACGCGGACGTTGCCGGCGACGAACAGGTTGGTTGAGTTGGCAATCGCCTGGCCAACCAATTTGTGCCAGGTGGTGCCTTGCATCACCTGGGCGACCAGCGACTGACTCGCGTCACCGAACTTCGCGTGTGCGTTGTTCAAGCCAGCCTGGGTGATGCCAGCAGTGGCCGATACGTCGTTCACCGCTGCCGACTGGGCAGTAATCGCGGCAACCAGGGCGGCGATGGCAGTGTTCAGCTCATCCTTGAGCAGAATTTCCGCGAAAGCGCGGGATGCGACTTCAACGCCTTGAGCGGTTGGGCGCTCCAGCCAGGTCATCTGTGACGGCTCGTAGCGAACCGGACCGAAGCCGCCAGCAACCTTCACGGACGAGTTTTTCAGCTCGGTCAGATCGGTGATCGGCGCGGCGCCGTTGGCGGCGTAGCGGTCAACACGACGCTGCGCGGCGCCCAGAGTCTGGAAGAACGACTCCTGCAGGAAGTCACCAGTGAAGCCTTCGGCCGAGATGATGATCGCGCCATTGCTGGCAGCGTTGAACGCAGCAGTCATCTGGTCCAGCGTCTCGAGAGTCGCCGGCATGATGTACTGGTTGAAAACCTGCATTTGAGACAGGGACATGGGTTATTTCCTTACGATTGAGGGAGATCTGGGAACCGGCTGGCGATTGCCGCCGTGCGTTCCGCCTTGGTGCCGCCGATGTTTCCTTTCGGGGCCCCGCCCCCACCACCTGCACCGCCGGCCCCGCCGCCCGATGCCTTGCTACCTGCAATGAGCGGCGCGAACGCCACGTCATTTGCGAATTCTGCTTTGAGCTCATCCAGCGTCGCCGCCGAGAGCTTGCCCTGCGTATCGAGGACGACCACAACAGGCTTCCCGTCGCGCTGCTCGACGCCAAGGCGGCGCTCGATGTGCGGCAACAGGGCTTTCGCGCTGCCCGGGATTGCCAGGGCGGACGCGATGTCAGTAGCGGTACGGCCAACGGTCAGATCCCGGATCTGTCCGCTCAGCGTTCCACGCTCCTGCTCCAGCATGCCGTTCAGCTCAGCTTCGCGGCGGTTGTATTTTTCAGTCCAGGATCGTTCGAGCTCTTCGACATTGCCGGACTTGCGAGCAGCTTCCTCGCGATCGAGGCGGGCCTGCTCTTCAGCATCCTTGCGCGCCTTGTCGGCGGCTTTCTTCTCGTCCAGCAGTTCCTGAACCTTGGATTTCAAGCCCGACACATCCTCAGGCTGTGGCAGACCTTCAATGCCGAGTACGAACTTGCCGTCCTTTTCGGAGTAGAGCGATTTAACGGAGTCGTCGAGACCATCCAGAGTGTCCAGCTGATACTTCAAGCCCATTTGCTTGTCTCCCAGAGACGATTTGCAGGCCCTGCCCGCAGATATGAAAAAGCCCCGTCATTGACGAGGCCTGTGTAAATCGTTGGCATAAAAAAACCCCGGCGGTCGCCAGGGCTGTATTCAAAAAATGTGGGCCCGTGCGAATGGACGGGCTTTGGGATGTTAAGTATTTCTGTGTCAGTCGTCCTGATCTATCTGATCAAGAAAATCAACGTCATCATCTTCTTCGTCAACAATTGCCTGAGCGTCTTCTTCAACCCATGACTCGTCATCATGGAATTCGTGATCGAGCAGGTGATCGTGCTCGGGCTCGGGAATATCTCGTTCTTCGCTCATGACTTACCGAAACAAAATGGAAAGAACGGATTGTATATGTAGATCCTTTCCCCCAGTCAACGATCACGAAACAACGATGCACTCACCCGTGAGCAGGCCCAAGACGCAAAGAAACCCTTGCCCCGCCAGTTGGCTTGCCGTTATCTGATGCCCGCCCGCTCGAACGCAAGAGGCTCAAGAGCCTTCATCTGCACAAGCGTCAGAGGTGAAAAGCTTCGATCAAGCTGCAGCTCGGCGAATCGCTCGATGCTCAGGCCGCCTTCACGGAACAACTTCGCCCGGACCGGGCCGATAGCCCTGTCCTGAAACGCCGCCGGCTGCTGCTTGAGCCAGTCGTAGTAGCTGAGGTCTGCCCTCACTTGCTGGGCGCCCCCGTCGCCTATGGATGCCCGCGTGGCCTCCTTGGCGAACAGGGCGCTGAAGCGCGTCACAGCTACCACCGTCGAACGACAGTTGATGTGAATCGGCGGCCGCGGCCCTTCGCTCAGTTTGAACCGCCGCTTGTCGAGCGTCCGACATTGGCTGGTGGTTTTTGAATCCAGTGTGCTGACCCACTCCACCGACAGCACAACATCGGAGTTCTCTTTCAGCGTCTCCATGCGTGCCTGGGTGGCGACGTGTTGCACCGCCGTCCGCACGATTGCGCCGGCATTCCGGTTGGTTGTGGCCAGGATGCCGTCGTTGTACTGGAGTGCCTTGGTCCCGCGAATGTTCTTGATGATCTGGAAGTTCGTCTGACCTTCGAAGAAGCCCTGCCGGATCGCGCCGGTGAGGCGTTGCCGCTCGGTAGTGGTGAAGCCATCAATGAACGACTTGAGCAGCTTGCCGCCGTCCGCACCGCGCACGCTGAGCGGGTTGGTGAGGATGGCCGCCCTGATCGCGGCAGCACCCGGCACTGCCGCATCAAACGAGACACCCACCGGCGCCGCTCGGGTCAGGCTCGTTGCTTCGAACTCGGCCTCGTAGTTGGCAATGTCGATCAGGTCGAGGTTCAGCTTTTCGCTATACCGGTCGAAGATGCCCAGCAGCAGGCTGTCCACTTCGCTCAGCAACCGTTCCAGCCGCGCGACGGTGTAATCCGTCAGGTCAGCCCGAGTCAGCCGCTCACGGATCGAACGGTCAATCTCCTTGAGGAAAGGCCCGAACTTCGCAACCTCGCCGGATTTCAGTTGCTCGAGGAAAACCGCGTGCCTGATCGTGGCATCAAGGATCGCTTGGTTTGCGGCCATTCGGGATTACCTCGTCGTCATCCAGATCAGGCCCGGGGTTCTCGGTTTCCAGTTCGTCGCGGATCTGGTCGTCGGTCTTCTCCGGATCAATTACTCCGCGATCGCGCAGGTACTGCCAGAAGTCGCCCGCCGGCAGCTTGCCGCCCTGCACTGCGTTGAACAGTGCTGAAAGGATCGTCGCGTCCAGAGTGATCTGGCTGAAGTCCTGATTGAGCTTGTAGAGTGTTTCACCCGTGGTATTCACGAACTCTGCCATCCAGACCAGACACTGGCTGTAGGCCTCACTGACGTTGCTCACCACCAGCGACAGGACGCTATGTTCCGCGGCGCTGTCGTTGTCGGCCTGGGTCGCGGTCTTCACCGCGCTACCCCGCTCGATCAGCCGGGCGCCGAGCGACACCATGTCCTCTTTCTTAGCGTCCATGGCCTCTTTGGCCACCGTGTTCGGCTGAGCCTGCCAGACGCCGCATGTGCCACTGACTGGCAGCAGCCACGGTGCGCGGGAGCCAAGGAAAATCCCCTGCGTCTCCATGTGGTCACGCCACTGCTCATCAAGCCCCGCCATCCACGGCTGAGGCTGACCCACCAGGTAGGCTGCCTCTTCGTAGTCCGCACTGTTGCGGTAATGACCGATATTGACCTCAGCCATGTCGTACAGTGGCGAGTCATCGATGGTCGTGTCGTTGTTCTCGCTGCCCAGAAACTGGAACGGGATCACTCGCCACGGCTGGCCAAGGCCATTCAGCGGGGCGAAAGGAGCGATGGTCATTGCCGTTTCGCTGGGGCCCTCTTTCCACACTTCCTGCGTATAGACACCGGATGCATCGAGGCGCAGTACTCGGAATTGCACGACCTGCTCACTTCCGAAGCCATCGTCGGTGTCGACGTCGACTGTTTCGCGCAGCACGACCAGGCACAGCAAGTGCTGGCCGCCGACCTGACGCGTCTTCCAATTGATGATGGCTTCGGCCGGATAGCTGGCGGCGTTCGCCCGAGCTCGGCCTGCTTGTTCGTCCGCCTTGCTTACGGTGCCTGCTTCGACGGCTGCGTAATCTACCAGCAGCCCGTGGCGACCAACCTCGAGCAAATGCCCGATGACCGATTGCGACTGCTGGTAGATGCTCACGCCCTGCCCGTCGACGTCCTTCGACACGTAATCGAGAGCCCCAGGAACGGTCAGCGTTGGCCAAGTGCGGAACACCGCACCCACAAGACTGTGTTTCGTCCTGCCAGTGGCGTTGTAGAAGACAGCGCGCTTCTTGTATGCGTCGTAGCGGTCCTTGTTATCCTGGCTGGTGTCCGAAGCATTCGGCCGCGGCAGATATCGGTCGCCAGCAGCTTTGATGGTTTCCGAACCTTTGCAGACGTCGCGCACCAAGCGCCAGCGGTACTGCGCCGCGTCGTACTCGGGACGGGTAAATGTGACGTCCGTCATCGGGCGACTCCCATTTTCATTGAGGTGACCGGCTTCACGATCGGGTACTCGCGGTGGATGAAGTAACCGCCGCCGTCGTTGGCGTGGTCGTTGCCCTGGCTCTTGTCTGGCTCGCCATTGGGCGCCCAGATCTGCTGCTCAAGGCCATCTGCATAAGTCGGGCAAGTGAACGGGTTGACCAGGTAACGTCGCTCACCCTGCGCGTTGCAGAACATGGCGTTCATGGCGTTGATCCGATCCTTCACCGGTGGGTTTGCCGCCGGCGCGATGACTGCGAAACCAGCCTGCTTGAGCATGGCCAAGTCCGTGACGCTGGCGTTGACTGACTTACGCGAATCACCAGAAGCGTCCGGGTAGATCCGGATTTCACAGGTCTTCTCGAAGTCATTGCCGTTGTGGCGCCAGTAGCGTTCTTTGATGCGGCGGATCATGTCCGGCGTGTCGTAGCCATCCATCAACTCATCCACGGCGCGCGGTAGGCCCTGGTCACGTTTGACATGGGTGATCGCCGCCATCTTGCCGACGTTGAAGTCCATCCCGATGAACAACGGTTCACCCGGCTGCACAGCGTCGAAGCACTGGTTCAGCTTGCGGTCGTATGCGTGATAGATCGAGCCGGAGGTCAGGTTGACGAACTGGCCATTCAAGTAAGCGCGGATCAGCTGCTCTGGGTACGACTCCATCAGCGATGAGATGTAGTCGTCCGGCAGGTTCAGCTCGTTGTCGAAGGTGCTGGCCTGGATCAGGCCGTACATTTCCTTCAGCGCCGGCTTGTCGCGCAGCTGCTTCACGAACTGGAGAAAGACGAACTTGAAACCTTCCGGCGTTGTGGTCACGTCCACGCCGTTCTTCAGCCCGGGCAGGTTGTAACGCATACGAGCGATGATCTTGCGCCAAGCCTGCTGCGCCTTGATCGAAGTCAGCACGTCCAGTTCGTCGACCAGTGCGTGACCGATCTTAAAGCCGACGATAGTCTGCGGCTTTTCCATCGACCGACAAATCACAGTGCCGCGATACTGCCGGCCGCTGTAAATGTGAACCTCATGGTTCGCCTGGTTGATCTTGGTCTTCAGGCCCCAGTCGTAGGCGACCTCCTCCATCGTCGGATAGAAGATGTCCCGGATCTGCGGATACGTCGGTGCGAAGTAGCCCGCGTTGACGCCCGGCCACTCCATGAAGTGCTTGCTCAGCGCCGAGCATCCGACCCAGGTCTTTCCAGAGCCGAAGCCAGCAACGAATGCGCGGAACTTGTGGGGCAACAGAAGGAACTGCGACTGCGGAACGTTAAGGCTCGGCATTCGGCTTCCTCGCATCCACCACATCCACCTGGATACGGGTCGGGATCGCAGGCTCGTCGTCAGGCTCGTCCTTCCGGTTGCGATTGACGTAGATGTCGCCGACTTCCTTCGCGGCCTGCTCCAGAATCTGCATGGCGAGGCCGATATTCTTCATCGTCTCGGCCCGTTCGACAAACCGGCCAAGGGCTCGAAGCCTGAACGCACGGTTGGCGATCGGGATCTCTGCCGTCTCTTCGCGGAAACGCTTACGAGTGTCGTGGAATAGGGTCACCCACTTCGCAGCCAGGTTCACCCCGGCGCGCTTGGTGGGGTCGTGCTGCTCAACCTGTTGCCGTGTCACATCAATATTGAATTCTTGCTTCACCGTTTGCGAGACTTGGGTCGGGGTGTCGAAGCACGCCAAAGCCTGAACGATGAAGGCTTTCACATCGTTTTTCAGGGCTGCCATAGATTGGTTTCCGTCTCATACCTGTCTCACATCAGGCCGACTTGAGCAGACAGGTTCCGCAGGCCCTCGCAATGTTCAATTTCCCCACCTCAGCAGGAATGTTTGCAGCGTCCACCAGCGCCTGGACATCAATACTCGCGCCATAGCGGCGAACAACACCGACGAACTCTTCGACGTCATGTCCGCGCATCTTTAGCTTGGGCATGCCTTCTTCGGTGAACGCTGGGGCGCCGAACTTATCTGCCGCCTGAGCGATGTGATACAGCTCATGCTCGATCAGTGCGCAAAACTCAAGGTCGCTGCACTGAGCGCAGTAATCCGCAGCCAGGGTGATGATGAAAGCCGGCACCTCGCCGAACCAATCGAGCATCTGCTGCTCCATCCGGGCCTTCTGCCAACCACCGGCGCGGAACGTTACCTGTTCGGCCTGGCCCAGGACTGTGCGGCCCTGCTTCTCGAAGCTCGAGGACGCCCACATGATCCGAATGTCTGCATCCAGTAGATGCGCATGGTCTTCGTTGTGAATGCTGCCGGTATCGGCCAGGATCTCAGCGGCCAGCCACTCCCACACCTCAGGCGCTGGGGTTAGCCGGATACCGAAGTCGGATAGTCCTGACAGCTCAAGGATTGAGGCAGGTGGCATTGGTCTTTCCATGACGCACCTGGCACTTGAAATGGCGGACGGTTGCCGGTATTGGTAGAGATCATCTCATCAGCAAGGAAAGCAACATGTCAGAAAACCTCAAAAACCTGCTCAAAGATACTGGCATCAGCCAAGGCTCTACGACGGCTCGTCGCGAAGCTGCTGTTACGGCTGCTCTGACTTTGATCCATGCTAAAGCAATCAGCTCTGATACGACTAACCTGGAGTACGAGCTTGGCAACTTGTCGGGTTACGCCGACAAGATTCAGGCCGCACTGAAAGTTAACGAAAAGTAGTCCATCCGTGCCGCACTCAACTGCGGCACACCTCACTCAAACCAGCCTGTAGCCTCTGTGCCACAACCACGGCAGTACACTGCACCATTGATCTGCTGACCACGACGCATGATGAAGAAGTCATCGGAGCCGCAGTTGCATTGATAGCCCTGGTCGCTCTCGGACGGACCGTATGGCCACTTGAACACTCCCCGGTGCGAGCTGCAGGACGGACATTCAAGATTGCGACACCCGGCAGGCGCTACAGCTGCCCACTCATGCTTGCAGTGGGAGCAGATCGCCTCTCCCGCCAAATGCGGCGCCTCGGCACGCTTGAACTCCAGAACCTTGACGGTCATTCAACTCACCATGATGTTGGTCTGCACCTGGGCGTGCCCGTGCAGAAGTGATACCACCAGACCCTGTGGCAGGCCAGCAGCCTTGGCAGCATCAATCGCTTTGGCGAGGGCGCTGTCCAGATCGGTGACGGCCTTATTGATGGCGGGACTCAGCGGCAATGCGTGATGCAGGCGGGTGACGTTGGTCATGCTGAACTCCAGTGTCGCGACACAATTTGCTGATTCGCGAAACGTGTCGCGGCCTAGTGTTTACGCCGATCAATTCCACCCGGCGACTTGTCACAGCGCATGCAGTGCTCACAATTCAGCGTGCGGCAGAGCCAGGCTTTCACCCGCTGCCACCAAGTGACCATGAAGATGTGGCGAAGCCCGGCGAGAGCCAGGGAAGCATGCAGCGTCACACCTGCGGCGGTGGGCGGCAGGATGAAGTGATCGTTGCGAGCCAGGATCGCGTAGCCGCTGATGGCGATCGCGGCGTAGATGATCTTGCCCACCACCCCATCACGGACCTTCCCGCTCAGCACGCACCAGGTCGCCCACAAACCGATCAGCCCGCAAGCGAATGCGTTCAACGTTTCGTAGTTCATGGCGGGTTGCCTCCCCCGAACCGCTGGCGGATGAACGCCCAGAGGTCAGCGGCTTTTATGGCGCGGGTGATGGCGGCAATGAGTGAGCCGCCGAACGTTCCAAGCAGGAACCCAACGCCCGCCACACTCCGCGGCTCAACCACACCGAAGTAGGAACTGATCAGGCCGGTAAGGTAGTGGGCACAGACAGCTCCCGAGAAAATGAAGATGGCCCAGGCCTTTCGGTCGACCAGGTCATCACGGTGCCAGAAGCTGGCGGCGATAGCGCCCAACAGTCCAGCAAATGCCCAGTCGAGCTTATCGAACAGGCGCTGTAGAAACTCCATGCGCTCGACTCCGTGGGCATGATTAAAGAAATACCACAAAAATGTTGTAATACCACAAAATGGTGGTAAACTGGCCTCATCCAAACAACGAGGCGAGGTGATGAAGTACAGCGAGTTCAGACGATGGTTGAAGGCCCGAGGGGTGATCTTCGAAGCAGGCAAAGGCACTAGCCACTTCAAGATCTACTACAACGGCAAGCAAACGGTCTTTGCGGATCACGGCTCTAAGGAAATGAAAGAGCCAACCCGCAAAGGAATCATCAAACAGCTGGGGCTTGAATGAGCCCCAGCTCACTCGCATTCATCACCCACCAAACATTCAACAGAGAGCCGCCGAGTGGAGGGCTAGAAATGTTTGATTACCCAGTAACGATTCACGAAGACGAAAACCCAGGTGTCGCTGTTACCTGCGAAGACCTCCCAGAGTTCAACAGCGCTGGGGACGATATCGCCGACGCATTGCGAGAGTCGGTGGATGGCATTGAAACCGCCCTTTCCATTTACGTCGACCAGCGTCGAGCGATCCCACCTGCGTCTCACCCCGAACCTGGACAGTACGTTGTCCGGCTCCCTGCGGTGACTGTGGCCAAGATCGTTCTGTGGAACGAGATGATGGCGCGCGATATGCGCAAGGCCGATTTGTGCCGCCTTCTCGGACTGGCTCAGACCCAAGGGGATCGCCTGGTCGACTTCCTGCACACATCGAAAATGGAACAGCTCGAAAACGCTTTGGCTGCACTCGGCAAACGCCTAAAGGTGTCTGTCGAGGCCGCCTGAATAGGTGCGCGCGTCTTTCCGCGCTGTCCGCCAAAGACCTTTCCAGCGTCGACGCCCCATTGCATCGATCTCGCTGATCCAGTCTCGCGCCACCCTGCAAGCATGTGAGGTCAGGGTGCGCGGGCTGCCAGCGCTGATCCGTAGCACTGCACTTGCCGGCTTATCAGTGCCCAGACCTTCCCGTAAGCTGCCGGCAGAAGCTGGCGGTGAAAGGTCAAAAGAGATCAATCACTTTAGCGAAGGCACCACCCTCCCTGAGTTAAAGGACTCTCACAAAATGAATCTCACTAACTTGCAAACCAAAGATTTGCTCAAGCTTCAGTCTGATGTGATAGGCGAGCTTAGAAATCGAGGAATCTTGAGAACCATGAATAATCCCACCGGCGACTACGCCGAGTGGCTGGTTGCTTCAGCTCTAGGTTTGAAGCTCGCCAATAACTCAGCAGCAGGTCACGACGCAGAATCTGAAACTGGCAAAAAGATCCAAATCAAAGCGCGCCGGATAAACCCCAGCAACAAATCCAGACAGTTAGGCGTTATACGTAATCTGGAAAAAAACGATTTCGACGTACTGATTGCGGTGGTTTTCAACGAGTCATACGAGGTAGTTGAGGCCGTATCAATCCCTCACTCAGTAATAGCCGAGTACAGCACGTACAGGCCGCACGTGAATGGCCACATATTGCACCTTCGCGGAGTATTGCTTTCCGACAATCGCGTTCGGAGCATCCGCGCGGAGTTGAGCGCTTACAGCAATGCACTCACGTTGCTCACAGAGGCCGTCGAAGCAGACCCTTTGACTTGATCGTCGACGACCTCTAGCGCAAAGAGATGGGCCTATCAACCTTTCACCTTCTGAAAAAGCCGCCCCTGGGAGATCCCAGAAATCAGAAAAGCAAAAACCCGGCGCAATGGCCGGGCTCGAGATTCGTGTGCGTTTCGCGTTACTTGCGCAATATGGGTAAAGTGCGCGCAGAACCCCGTCATGTCAATATATTTATGCCGCCACCTCGTCTTTTTCCGCGTGGATCACCTGCCATACTGGTTGCTGAGCTTGAATATCCACTTCAGCGATCACTGCTTTCAGGAACTCCCACAGGTCGAGCCAGTCCCGTGTCCAGTTCTTCGGATCGATCGTGACGCCGAAAAAACTGTTCATCTCGGTGGCGACCCGAGCCGGCCCCCACTCAGCCGCCCCGCTGATCTGAGATTTGTACGACTGAAGTGCCAACGTCACCAGGTAATGCGCTTTCACGCGCTTCGCTGACGTCAGATCGGGTAGTTCAGCCTTCGACGCAACCAGCAGCACTGCATTCATTACATGCTGCATAGTCATCATCGGGTGATAGAGGAAATGGCCGAACTGCTGCACCTGGAACGGCAAAGTGCCGATGGCGCGCTGAATTTTCCCCATTGTGACCAAGTGCGCGGCACGCGCAGTGGACCGACCGATTGGCTTCCGGCGCGTCTCACTGATACTGATCTTCTGGCGCGCGACCATAATGCGCTCCGCTTTGTCCTCCCCCATAGCAGCAAACACCACCTCATGCTGCCGCGCCCGGGTCTTTTTCACCGTTGCCGCCGACTGCGCAGAGTCGATTGCTGCCGCGGTGATCGAGGCGTTCGATTCGTGTTGAGAGTCAGTCCATGCCTGACGTGCGCCGATAAGCTTCATGCTGCTGCCCTCTTCAGATCTTTGGTCTTTGCACGGTATTCGGCCTTGATGGCCTTGATCTCGTCGACTGTGTACTTGCGGGCCGGATGAGGCCCTTCGATCCAGGCCACCTTGTCGACGCCAATGCGATGCACCAGGCGGATGCGGTACGCCACCGCATTGCCTGACAGGTTCCGGTTGCACTTCACGCACTGGCGGTGGATGTTCAGCGGCTCAAAGCGCAACTCTGGGCATGCGCCAACCGAACGATAGTGCCCAGCATCCCAGCGACTGCCGGTAATCAGGTCGTGGTCGCTCGGCAGCGAGTCGCAGCTGATGCACGGCAGATGAGCATCACGCAGGCGGACGTACTCGTTCACCGCAGCCTGAGCTTCGCGCAGGTGTTCCGCCCTGCTCTTCAGCTTCTCCTTGCGGACCTTTATCTCTCGGCGCTCGATCTGAGCCAGCGATTTGCGCGCTCTCTCCTGATTCACGTCCTTGATGGCGAGCCCGCACTTGGGACTACACACCTTCTGGCCCAGGCGCTGCGGCGGGAAGCTGATGCGGCAGGCAGGGTTCTCGCACTTCTTCGGTTTGGGCGCCTTCCTCTCCTTGATGGCTACGCGCATTCCTTCCCCTCCCCGAGCAGATCGCCGAACACAACGCCCTGGCCAGTGAAGTACGCAGCCATGCGATCTGTGTACTGGATGCCCTGGGCGCGATTGAATAGGCTGGTCACCGGGAACCCGTCAGGCCCGAACAGCTTGCAGCCACCCATCATGGCCAGCTTCGTTTCGTAAGGCAGATGGCGCATCACCCGATACCACTCCGCCTGAAACCCGGCATCCTCATTCAGAAGGATTTGCACGCCGAAGTGCAGCTTGCAGTACCGACGGGCATCGGCCTCATCGCCGATCTGGGTCATCTCGGAAATGCGCTTGTACATCGCGAACCACAGGGCATTTTGATCGAGGGTGCGGTCCTTACCCGGGCGCAGTGACACCACCACGAACTTCTTGTCGCGAAACATCGCACTGAGCTTCGTGATGGCCTCGGAGAGCTTGGCCTGGCAGTTGACGCTGATCTTGTCGGCCATCACAGGCGCTCCTTGCGAATCAATTGTTCTATCGCTTTCAGTTGGTCAGCCTTGCGCGAGACAAGTCGTCGACGCTCTGCCCGAGAGTCCCATCGGGATTGAATGTCTTTGCGGCGGCGATGTGCCTGCAGCTCATCCCTGACCTTCTGCCAACGGGCACGCAGCTTCGCGGATGGTTGAACAGGCGACCCGGTCAGCAAGCCAGCAATGGCCTGACCATCTGCGGTGATAGGCGAAATCCTCAAGTCAGCCAAATACTGAGTACCGGCTTCCTGGGTGATCAGTTGCATGCGGACAGCCGATTCGATGGCTGCCACCCGCCGAGTCGGGTCGAAACCGAGGGACACGCTCCATGTAACCGGAGCTGCTTCGGCGCGAGCCGTCGTCACCAGCCGTTCATAGGCGCTCATGAAGGCCATCCGAGCACCGACTTTGTCGCCAAGTTTCAGAATTGGTGTGGCGGCACTCATGGCCTGCTGAACTTCTGCGGTCATCACCACCGTTTCGATTTCATCACCGGCCATCAACGCAATTGACCATGCCTCGTCCTTGCCCGGACGGCCGTCGGCGGCCTGAACACGCTGCAGGATGTCAGCCATGGCCAGCTTGCCTTTCACTTCAAAACGGCAGGCTTTCAGTGCTGCCTTGACGACAGCCACGGAGTAAGCGCAAAGGTCTTCAGCCATCATCGCCGCAGTGCCTGGGTTCATTTCCTGGCCCATGGCTTCGGCGGTTGCGCAGATGGCGGCTGCCAACCCGGCGACCTGCTGGTCGTTCATTTCAAAGGTATTCATTGCGGTCACCTGCTTGGCGTTTGGCCAAGACCATCTGCGCGGCCTGCACGGCGGCGGAGACATTCGCCTCGGTCCGTTCCATCTGGCGGGCGGTTGTCCCATTGATACGCTGACCGGTCACCCACTGGGTGTGGTAGCTCTCGGCGTTGGCCAGCAGCTCGTTGAGGCTGTGGCACTTGCGCAGGACAGCCGCATCGCTGGTTTTCAGGAAGTGGGCTGCGACGTGATGGGCGACATCGGCGCCGAGGCGGTCAACTAGCTGACCGAGCTGGCCGCCGACCTTAGCGTTCCATACCGGCCAGGTGTTGTAGCGCTTGCGATAAGCCATCGCGTAGTTCGCCCAGACCTTGAAGGTTTTGCAGGCCTGGTCTTTGGGGCCTGGCATGTCGGAGGGAATCTCGACCCGCGGCGCATCGGTGCGGTCAACCACCAGCACCAAGTTGCGGGCCGGCTTGTCCGGACCGTCCTGCAAGTCCTGACTGGTATCCTGATTGGTACCCTGATGATTGGTATCCTGATTTGTCGGAGATTTTTCCGACCCTTGCTCGGATTTTTCTCCGACCTTGATCGGATTTTTTTCCGAGGTAGATCGGATTTTTTTCCGACCTTTGTTCTGTGGCGGGGTCGGATATTTTTCCGACCCATCAAGCTTCTGGTTCCACTCGACCGCTTTCTCGGTCAGGCGAAACAGAGTGATGTTCGAGGTGCTGGAAAGCTCAATCAAACCGGCCTCTTCCAGGGCCTTCAGCATGCGGTAAGCGGTATCCGGCTTATCGGTGAGCAGCGGCAGCTCCTCGATGATCTTGGCCTTGCTCAGAGCAAAGAAGATCCCGTCATCAGTCTTGATTGGCTTGGTCCAACTCGGGCAGCCGTAGACGAAGGCGAACAGCAGGGCTTGCTGAGAGTTCAGCCCCCACTCCAGCGCCTTCACCTGATTGATCGTGACTGTATATTGCATGTCAGGTATTCCTGACCAGATGAGATAGCACAGACGCACGCGACACGTTTTCAGAACTCACAAAACGTGTCGTGACATCGTTCGAGGTATTGCTTGAATTGGGTTGGCTCTGCATAATCGGCCTCATCAAGTGGTAATGAATTAGCCGGGGCGCAATCCCGGCTTTTTTGTGCCTGGGATTCAGGCGGCCCTCACCGATGCATCCATCACGTCCAGGCTTTGTCGGACATGATTGATCTCTTGGCGAATCAAGGACTTTTCGAATGTGCTCACATGGTCGTCGCCGAGTGCTTCGTGTACCGCGATAGTCAGATCAGCCACTTCCTTGCCGACATTGATCAGGGACTTGGTGAGCGCTTGCGGCTCCGGCGGCGACTTGGATACCAGGTCAAACCCGAATTCATTCGCAAGCGCCAGCAGTGGGCGCATATCACCGGTGTGGAGCAGGATCCCGAACAGGTGCTCCACCGTCAGGTGGTGAGCATCGTTGTCGGGGTTGGCGCGCTGGAGCAGGCCAACGTGCGGAACGCCCATCTTTGCCGCCAGTGCCTTTGCCTCGTTGTCCAGAACAGCGCTCTGGCAGGCCCGCAGAAAGTCTTCCATTCGTAAAACCTCGTTTCTGTTTCCGTGGTGGCGTAGTGCCAACAAGGCGATCATTCGTTCATCAACTGATCAGGGATGAACCCATGACCCTTTCTTCTTCCAGTCCCGAAACAGGGACCAGTACCAAGCTTCAAATCTGTAACCGACCCACCCTTCTCGCTCTTCGGTCCCTAATAAGGGGCGGAACTCATCGCTTGAGGGTGAAGGCGAGTACGTTGCTGTCAGGCTTCGCGGAGTCGCAGATCGCCTTCTTGAGCCCCGGCATCGCCACTCGCACAAGCTCGGAAGCCAATGCGTCGGGAGTAATGCCAATCTCCATCGCCCATCGCGCCAGTTGTTCTGTTGCGGTCTTCCTGAGATCCACTTCTGCACTGGGCATAAATCCCCCTCCTGCGCCTTTTCAGGCTTGTCGCTTTTCTAGCTCAAACGGCAACTCACCCAGGGTTCGCCTGACTTCAAGCGCCGCCTCGATGATTTCCCGGCTAAGCACGCTGTGTTGCAGCTTCATGTCGCGAGCAACGTCCTTGAGTTCCTGGAAGACTTCGTCATCGAGACGCACCTTCACCTGGTGCTCGTGCCGGTGCGCTTTGTCGTCGTAAGCCATAGGTTCACTTCCGGGGTCGGGTGGAGTGGCTCGGGTTATGCGGCGGAAAGGGTTTGGCTGGGTGCAGAGTTGATCTGTCCCCAAGGAAAAGATGGGCAGAGGTCGGCCTTTTTGATTTGGCCTTCGGTCAATGCCTCGATTTGCAACGCACGCTTTGCTGGTACCGCGCGCTCGCCTGAGCACCATTGGTTAACGGTGGGCGCTGTAACCCGCAGGAGGCGCGCCATCTCCGCCTGGCTGCCCAGCAAACGGGATGCTTCTTTGGCTGCTTCTGCTGATTTCATGATTTCTCTCCTGGAGACTGGATGTGAATATAAGGCATTACCTTATCATCGACAAGCCATTGCCTAATCAATCCGCCGATAGGCTTAATTAGGCAATGCTTACCGGACCAGAATTAGGCGCAGCCATTGAGGCGGCGCGGATCGCCATGGGCGTATCCAAAAAGAAACTCGCAGACGACTTCAACGTGAAGCCTCCGTCGGTACAGGGCTGGGTAAAAAACGGCCGGATCGACAAGTCAAAACTGATGGATGTGATCGCTTATTTCGCTGATGTCGTTGGCCCCGAACACTGGGGCTTGAAACCTGGCTTCGCATACGAAAACCATTCGGATGATTCTGCTGGCGTGGCATCCACTGCAAATGACGCGCTAACGCCTTCCCTGTCCGCGACCGAACAGTTGAAAGCGGCCTTAGCAAAAGTGAAAGGCCTGTCGGCGGAAGCGCGAAGCCGTCTGCTTGCAGTGGCTGAAGCCGACGATGGCGGCGGCGCCATCGAGATCGACTACTACCGCCCTGGCGTAGTGGGTGACGAGGTGTGGATCGCGCACTACGACGTCCGTGCCGCTATGGGTGGCGGGCAAATACCGCACGACTACCCGGAATTGCTCCAGGACGTGAGAGTAAGCCCACAGCATCTGCGCGAGATGGGCGTCGAGTTCAAGGAGCACTTCCATCTCAAGATGGTTACCGGCTGGGGTCAGTCGATGGCGCCCACGATCAAGCATCGCGACCCACTGCTCGTCGACATCAGTATTCGGGAGTTCGTGGGGGATGGGATCTACATGTTCTCTTGGGAAGGTCACCTCTACATCAAGCGGCTCCAATGGGTTGGTGACGAGCAAATCACCATGCTCTCCGACAACCCCCGGCACCCACCGCAAACAATCAGAGCTGAAGACACCTACATCCAGGCACGTGTGCTGCTGGTGTGGAATGCTCACTTGGTTTAGGACTGGGGCGGCCCCCTGCACTCGGCTCTACCTAAAACGTTAGAAATACGAGCTAAAGGCGAACACATAGATGCCATGGAGGTCTGAAATTGGGAGATAGCCGTATTCGCGACTGGTCAGGCGCATTGGGAGAATCACGCTGCTGGGTTCAGCGCCGCGATCTGAGTTGCGTTGGACTATACTTCACCTATAGGTTAACCTCGTGAGGTTGCTTGTATTGGAATCTGCCGCTTGGACCGTCACGGCAGTCCAACGGCCCTCCGCAGGAGAAGGGTATTCGTGTCCACTCACCGAATCCCTGGATGCCTTGGGAGCCAATTACGAGAAATCTATGGCGGGCATGATGAGCCTGCTTGAGAAGTTTTCCGTGCATGGCCGGAAGATGTTAAATGATGGGATTTGTCATGAAGTTGATGAAAACGAGAAGATTTTCGAGTTCATTAAGGGCGACCTCAGGGTGCTTTGGTTTTATGGCAGGGGGAACAAAATTATTATTTGTTCTCATTGCTTTGTTAAAAAAACCAGAAAAACCCCGGAGGAACACAAATCTATCGCTATATCCAGCAAGCGCGACTACTTTGAATTGCTTGAAAAGCAAATAGACGTACCATTGTTTTTTGAAGAGTGAAAACCAGGACTATATCATGACTAGTTATTCAGAACTGAAATCAAAAAGAAAGGAAAGCTTGGATTTCTGGATTGAATCTGCGAAGCAGGACTTCATGATTTCTGTGCATAGCCTGATGAACAACAAAGAAATATCAAAATCCGAGTTAGCCGGAGCAATAGGCTGCACACAATCATACATATCGAAAGTTATCAGGGGTGATGCTAACTTTACAATAGAGACAATGGTAAAGATAGCAAGAGCACTTGACTCCAAACTTTGCATTCATTTATCCGGAATGGATGATCAGATTAGATGGATGGGGATTGTGGAACCTAAAGCGCATCCTAAAAAAGTCGCGAAAAGCACTAATTACTGGGCACCAACTGACGTAACCAGACTAAAAGTGAGCGGGAGTCTTTCGCATGCCTGAATTAGAATTCAGTCTCGTGCGCCTTTACTATCCGAAAATCAGCATAACGGCGAACACAGATCACGATCCTAATGATGATATAACCTCTGTGAGCTTTGACACCGGAAGCGTGCTCAAACACAACAAAGACGAAAAGAGAATACACTTCAACTACTACTTTAAAACTGAAGACCCTAACGACTCAAATTTGCCTTATTCCTTAGATATGCATTTGTATTCAGTTTATGACGTGGACCCAGACTTTTCGGATCTTCCTGAGGACGTGCGACATGAAGTGTTGCTGGATATAGCTAATGCCGCAGTAGGATCGCTCCGAGAGGTCATCGCATCTACTACTGCTAGAGCGCCGTGGGGCTCATACTTCATACCAATAACAGATATGGATATAGTCGTCGAATCGATGTATAAAAGCTATCTTTTAGGAGAAGCAAAAAAGAAAAAAAGAGCTTCAACAAAGAAAGTCAGCCCCAAGCAAAAAGATTCCTAACTCCATTTTTTTGTGAGGTAGACTTCAACGTTTAAGCCCGCGCTTTTCCCGCGGGCTTTTTGTTGCCCATCAGAAAGGCGTGACCTACCCCACCTCAAGTGCATCCTCGACTTCTACCGGCCGATATTCCTCGGCGCTCGCCTCCCACCTTGAAACCACTACAGCCCGGCCCAGCGCCGGGCTTTTCATTCTGGACTCAGATCGTCGATGGGTTGATACCGATTAATTTCAGCGACTGACGCAAGGAATCGTCCAGTTCGATTTCACCTGTAGTTGAAGCTGCTTGGTTGATTCCGACTGTGCGATAGATAAGGGTTTTACCGGTCACCATCTGCCGCAGAATCTCCTTCGCTTTGTCGCCACCCGTGACAGTGTATGGACTCATCATTTTGTAGATACTGTCCATGCTTTGAGCCTGGGCCTTCTTGATCATCTCTGCTTGTTCGGCTGGCACTCCAAGCGCAATTTCCGGCGCCGCGGGAACCATTGAGATTGGCGTTTCCTGAGGGGTGATCGTCCACGCGTCATTCTGATCAATCCTTAGCTGAATGGTGCCGACGGGGATTTTGAAACGACCGCCTGACATGAGCCCCACATAGATTTCACCGCCCTCCTTCCTGACCACCGGATAAAATTTGAGCGAGCTGGTGATAATTGAAGTTCCCGCTGAATAGTCCCCGGTGGTCACCATGGTCGTGGTTTGGTCAGTGAACTTGTCCGTACTGCCAGTGGCTTTCCATACAGATCCTGCGCACCCACTCAGCACCACGGTGGCGATAGCAAGAACAGCAATTCCTTTCATAACTCTCTCCAATGCAATTGTGGAACGACTTTAGCAGAGTCATTGGTTTTCGAATGCCAATCTCCACCTCATCAATCGTGGCCCAGCACTGCTTTTTTGTATCGCCCCTTTCACGCCATCGTCACACCTACCAAGCACAATGCAGTCAGCCAAAAGGATTTGGCCCAACTACAGAGAGCCCGGCCAATGTGCCGGGCTTTTCCTATCTGCCCTTCGCTGATAGCCTGTACGGCTCTGCGTAATTCAGGGCGAGCGCACGAATGGTGTGCTCCATCTGCCCTGGTACTGATATGAGCAGAAGCCGTCGCAGGACCCCGATCTTTCCCATCACCAATGCCACTTCTGAAGCCTTCGACAAAGCTACCTGGCATCGGGCCTTTCGCCGAGCAGAGAACCAACGTCTGCAATCCGACTCAGGAAGCGAGCCACGCCACTTTCACGAGTTCTCCAGCCCTTGGTTGATGCAGAAGGACGGCAAGCACTGGTGGAGTGATGCGTCCAACCGACCTGATGCAATGCGCAAGTAAGATCGGCGCTCCCCCTACCCGTCCTACACAGACCTCAACTGACGGATCAACGCTTCATCTCAGACAGGCAGCCACTGAGCAGGATTTTTATTTCAGCGACATGCTTTTCACGAAACGCTCACAGAATGGAGCGCAGATTGAAAGGACAAAAGGATTTGACCCCGAACGGAAAGCCCGCCACTGAGCGGGCTTTTTGTTGCCTGCTAGAAAGGCGCGACCTCCTCCACTTCAAGTGCATCCTCCACTTCTACCGGCCGATCTTCCTCGGCCCTCGCCTCCCACTTCAGCGTCACCGACTCATCGTCATTGAACGTCATGTCTATGCCGTCCGTCTCGGATAGCAAGCCCATCACTTCCTCCCACTCCCGATCGCCATCCGTGTCCAGGCGGTGGATCGTTACCCAGCGCTGAATCTGCGCAACCGGGTGATTGATCATTGACGAGACCCTCAGACCAAGCCGCTCTATCCCGCTTACTTCCTGTCGCTCTGCCCGCTTTTCTTGTTTTCTCGCCTTCGCCATTTAATACCTCCAAATACTGGATATACATACAGGTTTAGCAAATGTTATCTCAGTGCTTACGAATTTCATATCCAGAGAAGGCATTTCCGATGGGGCATATTTTCTCAAAATAATTAGGCATTACCTATTTACAGATATTAGGCATTGGCTTATCTTCATTCCATCGCAACCCAGTCCCCACATCGGGACCAGCTGCGAAGGGTCGAGAGATCCGCTGCTCTTTAACAACTCAGGATCCTCGCCATCGACTACCCCGGGTCTCAACCGGTAAGGGCGAGCAACAAACAGTCGATGCCATTGCCAGCTCTGGAACTGGCCGCACTCCCAAATGTGAGTGTGCGAAATCACGCAAGCCACCCGATGTGACGCCAGATGCGGCAGCGGGCAGCGAGAGGACTCCGGCGATGAGCGTGGTGGAGAAACAGATTTCCTCGATGACCTTGGAAACAGGGTCATCTGGAAAATCGAACGGAGGGATTCACCATGACTATTCGCAACGACAAAGGTCAGTTCGTCAGCACGAAAGCAGCACTGATCGCCGACCTTGAAGGCTTCATTGACGACTGGAAGCACTGGGCGCTTCAAGCCTTCCGTAAGGGTGACCGCGCTGACGGCCGACGCTGCATGGCTGAGTTGCGTGAATGCCGCCAGAAGCTGAATGCGCTGCAAGCATGACGGGCCTTTTCACTGATGCACCTGGTTACCCGGGTGCATTGGGAAAACAACCGAGGGAAGACTATGTACCTGATGATTTTCGAAGACGGCGAAATCAATTCTGCTGAGGGCGTCAGCGATGATGATTTGCGAGCGGTTGACGATGGGGGGGGCTTGAGCTCATCGACATCAGCGAACCATTCACTCCGAGCGCTTCATCGGCGGCGCCTGGCATGAAATCGAACGCATCGATGACTGAACAAGCAGCACGCCACCTTGCGCAACAAGTCGGCTCGCAGGTTTACTGAGTAATACCAAATTCAACTGCTGCGCCCGGGGATTGACACAAGTAGCGGATCGCCGGCTAGCAACACCAGAAAATTTCACCTCGGCGCCTGTATTAGACGCTTTGGGAAGGCAACCGGATAAATGCAATTAGCGTTTGCCAAGCCCTGGAGCGCCGCCGCCCACAACATGAATCCAGCCAGTAGGTACAAAGCGATCAGGCCCGGATGAAATGTGGGCCTCGTTTACGTACTTTGTGCACGCTTTGCAGAGGGTTGGCGGACTAACCCAATTAGAGTAGATGTGAAATTTCTCTTTACAGTTCCAGCATACTTTTTCAATCCGCCTCGGGATTGCCTTCCGCACTGGTGACTTGGCTTTCTTTGGTTGTTTGAATGGCTTCGCTGTTTTTGATTCACCGCTAGCTTTTTTCGCCTCTTTTATAGCCGCACTAGAAGCCTTGCGACTCAGCGTCTTTTTTCCTGAAGAAGCTATCTCATGGAGGTCGCAAATCTTGTTGAGTAAGGCGAACTCCCGCCTCAACTCTAGAGTTGCCTTGTCAACCTCGTGATCGGGGTTTGTCTCCTTAGAAGACGCACTGCTTGGCTCCTGAGGCGACTGACTCTCAAGGTCCTCGCGCTTTTTAGCTGCGACGCTCGCAAAAAACTTTTCTGACTCATCACTGAACCCTTGCCCTGAAACATGGCTAGTGGTGAGTGATTTCTGTTTTTTCCGAGACTCCATCTCATCTTTAAGTTGCTGGAGTTTCTGGATGCTCTTGGCGTCCATGTGCGTGAGCTCATTCTCTTGATGTTAGGCAAAAGTAGCAATTAACGGAGATTAGCAGCGGCAAAGCGCCACCACCAGCCCAGCCTGTCGCCAAGGGCGAGTCTGGCCCCCCCTCCCCGACACCACCCGCATGCACTCCCCTCCGCGCCCAACGGCAACCAGCGGAATGGATGAGTGCAGCCGAGTTTTGTTGGATCAACACCGCCACCTTGGAGGCGACCATGAACGCACTCGAAGCAGCACAGTCCCGCTGGGACAGCATGACGCCGGTCGACACATCAGCTCGCGACGAGGCCGCTGATGAGTGGACCTACAACGCCGCCGAGCAGTTGGTGCTGGGCTGTGACGTTGTGATTCGCACTCGCCGCCAGACGAAGGTTATCGGGTACGCGGAATTTCTCGGCAAGATTCAGGCGCAGCTGAATCAGCGCCAGATCGACGGCGAGGACGACGAAGACCTCTTTGCTCAGTTGGTGGTCGCTGCGATCAAGGGCGGCAACGTCAGGGGCTTCGCGGAAAAGCTGCTCGGCCCGCACGACGTTCAGGATATCGCCCGGGAGCTGGTCGAACCTTGGTTTGATCTGGTCGTGGAGCAAGCCCGAGAGGATGTCGACTGATGAGCCCGCATATCCTCATCGACGAAGCGCTGGACAGCCTCGCGCATCCAGACAGCCCGCCCGGAAACAGCATTCTGGTTCAGAAGATCATCACCAACCTGATGACTGACCAGTTGATCACCCTCGAAGAATTCAGCCACTACTGCCAACGCCTGCTGAAGCATTGCAGGCAGCGCAAGGAGTTCGCATGAGCACTGCACCGGTTAAAAGTCTGATCGATGAACAGCTGGACGACATCGAGCGCAAGATCGCCCTGCTCGGCTTTGGCCTTCCCTTCAACGAGGTCATCGGCCGCAAGCGCGAAGAGCTGGTCGCCAATCTGCCGCAGCGCTTGGCGGCGACCATGAAGGGTGGCCGGATTGCGGTGAGGGTTCGACCATGACCTCTTACCAGCGCGCCAAGCGCCTCTACACCTGGCGCGGCTCAGCCATCGCCCTTCTGCTCTTCACTGCTTGGATGCTGGCAAGCGCCTACTCCGGCCAGCTCACCCAATAACCCACACCTTCAAACGCTGCGAGCATCGCGGCAAGGATTCCCCATGTCTGAGAACACCAGAATCTGGGACCAGGTCGACACCACTGACCCCAGTGCAACGAAAAACTTTACCGGTATGGGCGGCTTCAAAGGCACAGCCATCAAGCCGACCTACCTCATGCGTAAGGCGACCGAGGTTTTCGGGCCCTGCGGTGAAGGCTGGGGCTGGACTGTTCTTGAGGACCGATTTGATGAGGGCGGCCCACTTCAGGCGCCCACGAAAGAGTGGCCGGAGGCGCCGCGCATCAACGCGAAATTGCACACGCTGAAGATCGAGCTTTGGTACCTGGGCAAGGAAGGTCAGAAGTGCACGGTTCAGCACTACGGACACACGCCGTTTGTGCTGTTGCAGCAGGGAAAAATCATCACCGACTGGGAGGCGGCGAAAAAGTCGCTCACAGATGCCATAGGCAAATGTCTGCAGCCCCTCGGTTTTGCCGCAGACATCCACATGGGCCTGTTCGACGACGCCGCTTATGTCGAGACGGTTCGGGATGAGGTGGCGCTAAACAAGGCCGAAGACCGGGTCGCCGAGGAAGATCGCCAGAAACAAGAGCGACTGGACTACATCAAGTCCGTGATCGACACCATGGCCGGCGCCCAGTCCGCTCAGGAGCTGAAGAAGATCCACGACGTCGCGGTACGCAAACTGACCATCCGAAAAGACACCAAAGGTGCCGAGCGCATTTCGCTGGAGTGGAAGCGCATCACTGAAGCATCTGAAAGGGAGAACGCAGCATGACCCAACTCTACAAGCTCACCGGGCAGATGGCCGAACTTCAGGCGATGGCCGACACCGACGATGAGGGCCTGAAAGAGGCCCTGCAGGACACCATGGATGCGATCCAGGGTGAGTTCGAGCTCAAGGCCGACAACATCGTCATGCTGCGCCGCAACATCGAAAGCGACATCGACGCCATCGACAAAGAAGTTGACCGACTCAACGAACTGAAGCGCGTGAAGAAAAACAGCGTCAGCCAGATCAGCGACTACCTGCGCCGCAACATGGAAGCTGCCGACATCAAGTCGATCAAGCGCCCCCTCTTCACCATCACCCTGGCACTCGCGCCGGAAAAGGTGATCGTCGACAAGGAGGACGAGATCCCTGACGACTTCATTGAAACGAAGACCGTGTTCGCTCCAGACAAGAAGTCGATTGCGGCAAGGCTCAAGGAAATCCGGGACCACAACGACGCCGTGCGTAAGCGCATGGATGCAGGTGACGACGCCGAACACGAATTGCTCCCCGAACCGGTCTGGGCTCACCTGGAGCGCGGCGAGAGTTCCATTCGGATTAAATGAGGACTTCATGATCAGCAATCACCTCAACCTCATAGAGCAGCAGCGACAAACCGCGGAATCTATCAATGACCGGGTCGCCCTGTACCTGGCAGCCGGCGGGCAGATAGTCCAACTGAAAAGCCCACCGCGCAACCCGCTGCCGCCTCCCCGCTCACAGAAAATAGATCCTGAGACAGTCCTCAAGCGCCGACGCATCTCTCCGAGTCGGACCGAGCGCCAGGCTCTTCGCAAAATGGCGGACTCACTATGAGCAAGCGCAAACCCAACAACATGCGCGCCCGTATCGAGCGATCGTGCCGGGCGCTGCTCAGCACCAACCACGTCGCGGTGGTGAACATCGACCCAAGCGGCCGCCAGGGCATGATCAACTGGAAGAGCTGCAAGAACATCCCGCCCAGCCAGCGCATCGCCGATGCGGTCTGCGACTTCGCCCACCGCTGGACGATCTACCTCAGCGTTCAGTGCCGTGATCAGCGCGGGCACCGCTACACCAAGTCAGTAGAGGTTGCACCCCAAGGCAACTATCTGGCCGCGCACCTCGAAGACGTGATCGAGGAAACCTACAAAGATCTGGTCGCAGAGAGCAATCCGAATCATCGGATCGCTTCCGGCTGGATCGCCATTCCCGCAGCGATATCGCTGACTGAAGAGCAAGCCGCCCGGGTGTTCGACGCCGTGGGTGTCTGGAATCAGCAGAGAGCCGCATGAGACGAATCAACAACCAAGTGCGCCAGCGCCGCCGACAGACATGGCTGGATCTACCGGCCCACGGAATTGAAGAGGCAGGCCATGGCCAAGAGCAACGCGGATATTCAGCGGGACAAACGCGCCAAGGAGAAAGCCCTGCTGGATCGGATCGGCGCCGAGAAACGCTCGCTGATTGTGTCGAAGGCGCTGGCTGATGCGCTTCAGGTGTTGGGCGAGCGGCACGACTTCGAGGAATGGCAGGAGACGGTGTCAACGTTCCTGATCAACCTTGCCGACGCACCAGCTGATCAGTCCGCACGATTCGCCAACATGTCGCGACCTGAAATCATCGTTCCTGAAAAGTGGTCGCAGTTATTGGCGAAATGTTGATATCCATACCCAAAAAAACTGGCACCTCAACTCAGATTCATGGTGATTTGAAATACTCATGAACAACTTCAGCAACAAAAAATTGAGGCATTAAATTTTTTGACGGTGCATAAAGCCTTACACTTTTTCTATTCGCACGACTCAAAAATGCGACAGATAGAAATATAACCAACTCGCATGGCTCCATTGCATCGACCAGTATTGAGAAATAATATCTCTTTCTGGCCAACGGCAATTTTGATCTATTAATATAATGAAACACCTGCCATACACGCATTATAACTTTTTTGTACCTATCAATTTTTAGAATCATTTTGACGTGCACATCAATTTCTTTAATTCTTGCTTTTATCGGCAGACCATCAAACTCTACTCGCTTTTTCCTGAGATCTTGCAGAATCCTCAACCCGCGAGTGAGCTTATCTTTGCCATCTTTCGATCTTAGGTGTGCTTCTGCAGCAGCTTCATACCTTTCAAGCAAGATAAAAAATGCCGACTCAAATCGCTCTTGCTCAAATAGCTTTTGCTGCTCAAGCATAATAACTGATGTTTTGCGAGCTTCATTAGTTTGAATTAGTGTAGTTCTGAGCAGAACAATAAGTCCAATGAAGCTTAAAACAGGATTAGTTAGCCCCCCGACGAAATCCCCAACCTGCCCCATATTGTTCTTTATCTCAAACCCTTCACCAACAAAAAAATAAAACAAAAACAATATAAACAATGCAAAAGAAAACGCAAACACAGCAACTAAAAACTGATTGAATGGCTCAACCTCTACATCGAGATTACCGTTATTAGCCAACTTATAAAAATAAATCGCACTAGCAATTGCAAGAAATAGAGCCACTATAAGAGCCATCGTAACTAGCGCATACATAATCAACCTCTCCTTAAATTTTGGCGGACGAATAGTAGATAACTCGAAGGCCAATTCCAACAGATAACTCGTTGTATCCAGTCACGGAGGGCGGCGCCTAACTTTCCTCCCCTGCTGCGACGGACGCTTGAAGAGTCAGCGACCTCAGTCATTGAGAAATAGCGAAAGAGCTTGTAGCCCAGCCGCACAAGAAGCCGCGATTGCTGCCCATGCGCTCAGGTGTGATTGCTTGTTCCAGGTGCGGATGAAATCGATCTTGCCATCACTGAGAACTCCAATAGGAGAGCCGTCCGCATCCGTTCTTGGCTCATATGGAACGTGAGCCCGTGCAGACCAAATCCAAAGCCCGGCCGAAATCACCCCTGCAGTTCCTGATAAAGCAACCACAACCGTTTTAAACGACATCTCGTCTTCCTTTTTCAAACTGCCAAATATACCGGCAAGGATCCACTATGTCCGCACAACAGAAGAAACACCCCTTCGATTTCAAAACACAATACGGACTCGGCTTCAGCACTCAGGACGATGAGATCCTTGTGGACTTCTTCTGTGGTGGCGGCGGCGCCGGTACCGGGCTGGAAATGGGCCTGGGCCGCGCGGTGAATGTTGCTAAGAATCACAGCCCTCAGGCGATCAGCATGCATACCGTGAATCACCCGGGTTCAGTGCACTACACCACCGACGTGTTCGATGGTGATCCGGACACCGAGTGCGGCGGCAAGGCCGTTGGCTGGTTTCACATGTCGCCGGACTGCACGCACCACAGCCAGGCCGCCGGCGGACAGCCACGCAAACGCGAGATTCGCAACCTGTCGTGGATCGGCCTGAAGTGGGCCGGCAAGAAGAAGCCCCGCGTCATCAGCCTGGAAAACGTGAAACAGATCCTCCAGTGGGGGCCGCTGATCGCCAAGCGCTGCAAGACCACCGGCCGCGTCGTGAAGCTTGGCGGCGGCGTTGCTGCGCCAGGCGAAGTGGTACCGGTCCACCAGCAGTTCCTGGTGCCTGACCCGAAACGCCGCGGGCAAACCTGGGCCGTGTTCGTTGCCGAACTGCAGCACCTGGGCTACGCCGTTGAGTGGCGGGTGCTGAAGGCCTGCGACTTCGGCGCACCGACCAGCCGCGAACGCCTGTTCATGATTGCCCGCTGCGACGGCCAGCCGATTGTCTGGCCAGCACCCACTCACGCCAAGCATCCGGTCAAGGGCCAGCAAAAGTGGCGCACCGCTGCCGAGTGCATCGACTGGACGATCCCGAGCAAAAGCATCTTCGACCGGCCAAAGCCGCTAGCACCCGCCACGCTACGCCGGATAGCAAAGGGCATGAAGAAGTTCGTCATCGATTCCGCTGACCCGTTCATCGTGCCGATCGCGAACTGGTCCGGGGAAAGCGTGCAGTCAGCGCACGACCCGCTGCGTACCGTGACCTCTTGGCCACGCGGCGGCTCGTTCGCCATGGCCAGCCCGATCATCGCGCCGGCTACGCATCAGGGCAGCGACCGGATCAACGATCCACTCGCCCCGCTGCCGACGGTGACCTGTGCCAATCGCGGCGAGCTGACGCTCATCAGTCCTACCCTGATTCAAAGCGGATACGGCGAGCGCGCTGGACAAGAGCCGAGAGTGCCGGGTCTGGATCAACCGCTCGGCACCGTTGTCGCCGGAGGGGTGAAGCACGCTCTCGCAGCCGCACACCTGGTGAAGTTTCGGTTTGCCGACGAAGGCAAGGCGCTCGACGAGCCCTTGCCGACCATCACCAGCGGAGGCAACTACCAGCGCCCGGCCGGTGCCGCACACGCGATGGGCATTTCGACGGTGTTCATGGCCCAGATGAATGGCGGCTTCAACACCACCGACGCCAAGAGCATCGAAGACCCGATGACCACGGTGACCAACTCCGGCAGCCAGCAGCAGCTGGTGACCGCCAACCTGGTGCACATGCGCGGCAACTGCGATGCGCGTGACGCGGGTGACCCGCTGCACACCATCAGTGCTGGAGGAACCCACCACGGAGTCGTCACCGCCTTCATGGAACGCCAGTTCGGCGCCAGCGTTGGCCAAGCGATGAACGAGCCCGCGCCAACCATCACCGCCGGTGGTGGCGGCAAGAGTTCGCTGGTCGAGTTCCAGCTTTCGCCAGAGGTTGAAGCCGGAGCTCTGCGTGTCGCGGCATTCCTGATCAGCTATTACGGCACCGAGAACATGAGCGCCGCCGATGCGCCAGCACCAACGATCACCACAAAGGATCGACTGGGCCTGGTCACCGTCACGATCAAGGGCACGCCCTATGTGATCGTCGACATCTGCCTGCGCATGCTTCAGCCGGCCGAGCTGTACAAGGCCCAGGGCTTCCCCGCCGACTACATCATCAGCCACGGCGCCGACGGCAAGCCATTCACCAAGACCCAGCAAGTCCACATGTGCGGCAACAGCGTCAGCCCGCCGCCAATGGCTGCCCTGGCGCGGGCGAACGATCCGTGGCGCGCCGCAGAACAACAAGCTGAAGCAGCCTAGGTTTTTTTTCTTAACATCGCCCTCAAAAGGCCGAATTTGGAGCACTGCCTACCCACTATTACCAGTAGAGGCAGCAATATCGCTGGCTCAATTGATCATAGGAACCGCTATGGAAACCATCCAGTACATCTGCCTTTACGCAATGACCATCGCCATCATGTTCCACGGCTAGCGTTACCCGGCGAGCCCTTTGCGGCTCGCCTTCTCTCTATCCTCATCCCTTGATCACTCCGCCGCCCGGGCATGACCCGGCATAGGACGCCCCATGCCCACAGAAAACAAACCGGCGCGCACGTACATCGTGCTGAGCCTTAAGCACACCCACCGTCGCCACAAGGCGATCACTCTTTGGCGGTCAGACGACAGAGGCTACTGCTGGATGCTTTCCAGTGCTGGCGCCTACGACGAAGCCCGTGTGCTGGAACATCTTGGCTACTACAACAGCGGCTGCTCGAACGTTGCAGTGCCTGCGGATCTGGTGGAACGGCTTTCCTGTGAAGTCGAGTACGACACCAAGGAATTTGGGATTTGCCTACCGAACAACGCTGACACCTGGGCGCAACTGCTGGCCTGTGTGATCCGCCCCACCGATTACGAGCCAAAACCGGAATATCGCGGATCCCGCTATTCGGAAAACAGCATGTGGATGAAGCGCAAGCGTTGCGAGCAGGTCAATCGGGCAATCCGGATCATCGCCGACCATGGTCGCCGGTTCTTCTACAGCCAGACTGTGAGTCGCTACGCCAGCATGGAGGTCGACGCCCGCGGCAAGGTCTGGTTTATCGACGACTACAGCGGCAAGCGCATATTCACGCATGACACGGTATGGGGCGGGAGATGGCGCGGCTTCAGCCACGGCGGCACACTGAAGGACCTGGTCAAAGAATTCCGCGACTACATCTGCACCGGCAAGCAGCTGCACCCTGGCTATCTCGGTCCTGAACGGTTCAACGACAGCAACATCTGGGGTTACGACGAGGAAAGCATGCGCGCAGTCCGTGTGCAGGCCGGCGCCCTGCCTGTCTTCATTCACCCTGCTCAGGCTCAAATGAATGCCGCCGGCTTTGAATGTGAATGATGCACAAGCCTTTAGCTTTAACTGTCTTGCAGGCAAAGCCATCGACACGGTCTCGGGCCGATGACTTCTCTCAATCAAAAATGAGTGTAAATCAGCACTGAATTTCCTCTAGGACAACTCCCCGCACCCTGCGATAGCCTTACGGTTTCATAGAGGATTTTAGTCACTTTCGTCTCATTGCAAGCAGCGGGGAAACTTGCCGCCCAGCATCCATACTCATATGCACCAACCCGACGAATCGTTTCCTGTCGAGCCCAGCTTTGGAAGCCGGGCGACGTAGGAGCATCACCAACCTCATCTTCAATAGCTGACAAAACTTCGATATCCGTTGTGCTCATCTCACCCTCCTTCTTTTCGGCTACGGAGCCTTCAAAAGGTAGATGACGCGATTCCACTTCGCCATCATGATCGGAAATTTTTCCTCCCCCTTCAAAGTCAGCCGCTATAGCGGCAAGGACGAAGTCATGCCCAAACATAAGCCAGAACTGGCCAGCATCTACAACGTGTTCGGCCTCAGTTCCAACCATGAATTGTCGACCCTTCTGGTCAATATCGAAAACACCAAGCGCTTTGCCGATCTCTTGCACGACGTGGAGCGCGAGTTCTTCATGGTGCCCGGCGAAACATCGGGCGAACCCGAGGACGAAGGCGCTCCGATTGACGCTGAGTGCCTGGTCAATCGCTGGGGCTCTACACGGGCTGAGTACCTCAAGCAGTTCAAGGCGGCGTTGCCGATCGCGGCGGCGAATTCGATACCAGACTATGAGGCGCCAGCAACCGGAGAGAAGTGGTCGCTCAATGGTGATAACGGCTCCTGGGATTACGACAGCCTCACTGATCTGCTCAAGGACAACTACGGCCACGATAGTGACGGTGACGGCCATCCAGCCAGCTTCAGGCCTGGCCTGTACGAAGGTGGCACGGTGTATCGCGGCACAGAGTGCAAGGATGATCCGGCAACCTTCTTGCCTGACCAGGAAGACTTGCTCGAGCACATGGCCGAGCGTGCCTACGATAGCGACGCCAGCGAGTGGGTCGACAATTACCCGACGCTGGATGCCGATGCGAAGACCGAACTTGAACGAGCGATGCAGCCGCTGAAGGCTTGGGCTCGCAAACACTGCCAGCCTGAATTCTTCACGATCAAGGGCATCACTCCGTACATCGTCACCGCCGAGGATGTCAGTCAGAGCATGAAGCCATGATCGCCCTCGCCTGGTTCGCCTACGTGTACTGCTTCAAGGGGCCGCGGTGATGAATATTTACCGACACACCTTCGCGGCCGTCTGCCCATCTGATGGGGAGTTGATCATCTATCGGCTGGAAGTTCGTTCGCCACTCATGATTCGCGTCGAGCACATCAAGACGGCGACTGCATTGATCAAAAAAGGCTGGCACGAACAGATCGCCGACCGCCTGGCTGAAACTCTCGGCGGTGAGCAGACCATCATCGCCACTCACCAGGGCGTAGAAATCGAAACAGTGAGGCTCAGCGGATGATCGCTTATCACGGCACGCCAATCGGCGGCACTCGACAAGACGGTGCTCGGTTCCTTGCCGGCCGGCACGCGCTTGTGCCGTTCCCGCGCCAGGACGATATGGGCATTGTCGCCGATGTCTGCCAGTCGTTCGTCTTCGACAACGGTGCGTTTTCGGTGTGGAAGAAAGGCGGCACCCTGGACGTCGATGGATACACCCGTTGGGTTGAGCAGTGGCACCGGCATCCGGGTTTCGACTGGGCGCTGATCCCCGACGTCATCGATGGGGATGAAGCGGCGAACGACGCGCTTCTGTCGGCATGGCCACCGGAGTTGCGCGGTGTGCCGGTTTGGCATTTGCACGAATCGTTACAGCGTCTCGCCCGGCTCGCATCTGACTGGCCAACAGTGGCAATCGGTAGTTCTGGTCAGTGGGCAAGTCCGGGCACTCCGGCCTGGTGGAAGCGGATCAGTTCAGCAATGGACGCAATCTGCGACGACATGGGCCGCCCGGCATGCCGACTCCACGGACTGCGCATGCTCGACCCTGCGATCTTCCAGCACCTCCCCTTCGCATCCGCTGATTCCACGAACGCCGCGGTCAACGGCGGCAGCATCAGCCGCTTCGGCATGTATGCCCCGCCCACCGCCGGCCAGCGCGCCAACGTCATCGCCGACCGTATCGAATCACACAACAGTTCGCCGATCTGGCATCGAGAAACCCAGGCCGAGATGGCCATCTAATCCACCACCTTCTGCCGCCACGTGCGGCATGGAGCATGCACATGGTCAGATACAAGACCGTAGAGCAGTTCTCTCGGGAGTCGGGCTATACCCCCGATGCCATCAGAACCAAAATCCGCGACGGCAAATGGCCGAAACACCTTGTTTGGCGAAAAGCGCCAGACGGCAGAATTTTAATAGACGTAGAGGGATATTACTCATGGGTCGAGATGGGGGAGGCGTCCGCGCCGCATCTGCAAGTAGTATCGAAATCACTTTCCAATACCAGGGCGTCAGGTGCCGTGAGCGCATCGCGCTCAAGCCCACCGCCGCTAACCTGAAAAAGGCCGAGCAGCACAAGACTGCGATTGAGTATTCGATCGCGAACGGGACTTTCGATTATGCCGCAACGTTCCCGAAGTCGAAGCGCGCCGACGCATTCAAGCGCACCGATGCCAGACAAACCATTGGGGACTACCTGGCAGAATGGCTGGAGCGGAAAACTCCGACACTTAAATCAAGCACGGTCGCGTTCTACGAAGCGACAATCCGCGCAACCCTAAAACCGATGTTCGGCGACCTGCCTCTTAATGAGCTGTCAAAAAAGATCATCAGAGAAAAGATGTCGACCTATAAGGTGGCCAACAAGACGCTGATGAATGTTCAGAGCTGCTTTCGCTCTGCACTTAACGACGCAGTTGAGGATGAAATTTTGGAGAGCAACCCGCTTTCTGGGTGGGCATACAAGAATCGTGAACAGCTAAAGGAGGAAGATGACGTTGACCCATTCACTCGCGAGGAGCAAGTGGCGATATTGGCTGCAGCCAGGGGCGATACGTGGCCGCAATTGCAGTTCTCTTTCTGGACAGGTCTTCGACCCAGCGAACTGATCGCCTTGGAATGGGGGGATATCGACTGGATCGCGGGGGAGATAAGGATCGTCAGGGCCAAGACGCGGGCTGCGAAAGAGCCAGAGTCGACCAAGACGTTATCAGGAAGGCGCACCGTGAAGTTACTGGCTCCGGCGCGAGAAGCGTTGCTCAAGCAGAAAGAGTTGACCTTCCTGGCTGGCGGCAGGGTGTTTCTCAATACAATCACCGGAGAGCCCTGGAAGCATGCCGGATACATTTACCGGGTCATCTGGATGCCGGCGATGAAGAAGTCAGGTGTTAGGTGGCGGCGACCCTATCAGAGTCGCCACACCTATGCCTCGATGATGCTATCTGCTGGCGAGAATCCAATGTGGGTAGCCAAGCAACTTGGCCACAAAGACTGGACCATGATCGCCAAGGTTTATGGTCGCTGGATGCCCTCCGCTGACGTCGGAGCCGGAGGGCGAGCCGAGGCACTTTTTGCCGGTAATGCCAGCGTTATGACAACATCTCCTCTAGACGGTGCGGTTTAAGTCGAAACGATCCAGGTTCATCACCTTTGTCCACGCAGCCACGAAGTCCTTGACGAATTTCTGCTGCGCATCGGCGCTGGCATAGACTTCGGCCAGCGCACGCAACTGCGCGTTGGAACCGAAGATCAGGTCAACCCGGGTGCCCGTCCACTTCACCGCACCGGTTTTGCGATCACGCCCTTCAAACTCCTGCTGGGCATCCGACACCGGTTTCCACTCCACGCCCATGTCCAGCAGGTTGGTGAAGAAATCATTGGTCAGCGCTTCCGGCCGTTGGGTGAACACACCGTGTTTGCTCTGGCCGACGTTGGTGTTCAACACCCGCAGGCCGCCCAGCAGTACCGTCATTTCCGGTGCGCTGAGCGTCAGCAGTTGTGCCTTGTCGATCAGCAAGGCTTCGGCGGGCACGCGGTACTGGGTTTTCAGGTAGTTACGGAAGCCGTCGGCAATCGGTTCAAGGAAACCGAAGGACTCGACATCGGTCTGTTCCTGGCTGGCGTCCGTGCGTCCCGGGGTGAACGGCACCGTCACACTGTGGCCGGCGTTTTTCGCCGCCTGTTCGACACCCGCGCCACCGGCGAGCACGATCAGGTCGGCCAGGGAGATTTTCTTGCCGCCGCTGTTGAACTCCTTCTGGATGCCTTCAAGTTTGGCCAGCACATTGGCCAGTTGCTCCGGCTGGTTGGCCGGCCAGGACTTCTGCGGCGCCAGGCGCAGGCGCCCGCCGTTGGCACCGCCGCGTTTGTCGGAGCCACGGAAGGTGGACGCGGCGGCCCACGCCGTCGATACCAGCTGCGACACCGACAGGCCGGACGCCAGGACCTTGCTTTTCAGGCCCGCCACATCGCTGTCGTTGACCAGCGGATGATCGACGGCAGGGATCGGGTCTTGCCACAGCAGTTCCTCGCCGGGCATTTCCGGGCCGAGGTAGCGCGAGAGCGGGCCCATGTCACGGTGAATGAGTTTGTACCAGGCGCGCGCGAAGGCATCGGCCAGTTGATCGGGGTTGGCCAGGAAGCGTCGGGCGATCGGTTCGTAGATCGGGTCGAAACGCAGGGCCAGGTCCGAGGTCAGCATGGTCGGATCACGACGTTTGGACGGATCAAAGGCATCCGGAATGATCCCGGCACCGGCACCGTTCTTCGGTTTCCACTGATGGGCGCCGGCCGGGCTCTTGGTCAGTTCCCAGTCGAAACCGAACAGGTTTTCCAGGTAGTTGTTGCTCCATTTGGTGGGCGTGGTGGTCCAGGTCACTTCCAGGCCGCTGGTGATGGCGTCGGCCCCTTTGCCGGTGCCGAATGTGCTCTTCCAGCCCAGGCCTTGCAGCTCCAGGCCGGCGGCTTCAGGTTCCGGCCCGACGTGGTCGGCGGGCCCGGCGCCGTGGGTCTTGCCGAAGGCGTGGCCACCGGCGATCAATGCCACGGTTTCCTCATCGTTCATCGCCATGCGGCCGAAGGTTTCGCGGATGTCCTTGGCCGAGGCGACCGGGTCCGGTTCGCCTTCCGGGCCTTCCGGGTTCACATAGATCAGGCCCATCTGCACCGCAGCAAGGGGGTTTTCCAGATTGCGGCCATTTTCGGTACGGCTGTCTTCGTTCCGTCCGGGCTCAGCCACCAGCGGTACATCGCCGGGTTTCTGCACCGGTTTGTCTTCTTTTCCGTAACGCGAGTCACCGCCCAGCCATTTGCTTTCAGAACCCCAGTAAACGTCTTCGTCCGGTTCCCAGACATCAGCGCGACCACCGGAAAAACCAAACGTCTTGAAGCCCATGGATTCCAGGGCGACATTGCCGGTGAGGACAATCAGATCGGCCCACGAGATTTTGTTGCCGTACTTTTGCTTGATCGGCCACAGCAGCCGGCGGGCCTTGTCGAGGCTGACGTTGTCCGGCCAGCTGTTGAGCGGTGCAAAGCGTTGCTGGCCGGAACCGGCGCCGCCCCGCCCGTCACCGGTGCGATAGGTGCCTGCGGCGTGCCAGGACATGCGGATAAAGAAAGGCCCATAGTGGCCGAAGTCCGCCGGCCACCAGTCCTGGGAATCGGTCATCAGCGCCGTCAGGTCTTTTTTCAGCGCCTGGAAGTCAAGACTCTTGAAGGCTTCGGCGTAGTTGAAGTCGCCCCCCAACGGGTCAGACTTGGGCGAGTGTTGACTCAGGATCTTCAGGTTCAGTTGGTTCGGCCACCAGTCGCGGTTCGTCGTGCCACCGCCAGCGGCGTGATTGAACGGGCATTTCGATTCAGTTGACAT